TCACGCGAGAGTTTCTGCAATCCTATCGAACGCGGCTTTATGATCGTCGGAAGGGAACAGATGACCATAGCGATTCATAGTGATTGCGTAGCTCGCATGACCGGCCAATGTCTGCACCGCTTTGGGTGTAAGGCCTGCCTCAATCCAAGTCGAAATAGCGAAGTGACGAAGAGCGTGCCAGCCGATATCTTCAACCTTTGCCAGCTCGATCGTCGGCTTCCAATCGCGCTTCATAAAGTTGGTGTGGCGTACAAAGCCGCCCTTGCTGTCAGCGAAAACGAAGTCGTCAGGCGCGCTGTGCTTCGTTTCACCTTTCCAAGATTTTAACTGCTCAAGCATCGCCTTCCCGATGGGGACAGTGCGACGACCAGCAGATGATTTCGTCGTGTCAAATTCACCGTACGCATCCACGCGCGTTTCGACCGAGACGAAGCCTTTTTTCAGATCGAGGTGCACCCAGCGTAGCGCCCATTGCTCGGAAGCTCGCAGGCCTGACGAAGCAGCGAACCTGATTCGTAGCGCTAATTTGTCATCAGCTTTCTTAAGGATCTTAGCGAGAGCTGCCTTTGAAGGTGGCGTTACCTTATCTCCGGCCTCATCGCGCTTGCCAATAACTCGAACACCTTTGGCGACATTGACGCCCACCTTATCCGTCTCAACGCCATGTTTCAGAATACGACTCAGCGTTCCGAGAACACGCCGTGTCGTGACAACGCCGGCCGAAGCATCGCGCATTTCATTCCTAAGCTTTATCACGTCCGCCGTCGTCAGTTCCGACAGTGTTTTGGTTCCGATTCCTTTGGTGAAGCCAACAGCGCTTTCCTCTTTTGGATCAATCCAATTATCGATGTGCTGTTTTGTGGTGCGGAGATACGACTGAACAACGCTTTCACCACGTTTGTTGCGCTTCTCCATCTCCTCATAATAATCAACGCATACGTCAGCTACGGTCGTCTTTTGAGCTGCTTCTTTGTATGTCGCGGCACCTGTTGCACTCACAAGGTCAGAAAGACGAGCTTCGGCTTCGCGTTTTTTTGCATACTGTTCTCGATGACGCTTCCCATGCCTGTCAGTGAAATCCAACTGCCACGCTTCGTGTTTTCCGCTCGCGTTTTCCCACGAACGCTTCTTAATTTTAGCCAAAATGATCTCCTGATAATCGCGTCACATGATACCGCATGGCACACACGGCTGCAATCTAACCAGGATTATTGACATCTCACAAAAAAGAGAACATAACAAGAACATTGACGGGTGGCAATTCAACGATGGAGAGCGCCATGAATGGAGTTTCGGGAAACTACGACGCTGAGATAGATCTGGTATTAGCCTACCACAAGGGCGACGTTCGCGCGTCCATTGAAGCGCTTTTAAAAGACCGAGATTTCCTAGCGCGTGAAATTGAGCTTTCGCGCCTTGCTCTCACCCACGGCCAGCGTGGCAGTTCTTTCAAGAGGGCTGCGTGATGAAAACGTTCCAAGTTGCTCTTCCAGAAGCGTACGCACTGAAATGCGCTCGACGTGAAGTTCACCGAGATGCCGGCCGGCTTGGTGCTCGCCTACCTCACCGCATGGCACGCAAGTCGGGTATCGACTTCTGCGTATTCAGTTTTCCATCGGAAAGGCGAATGAGCGTCTTCATGGGGCGTCACGGCGGCAAGCCTTTTGGTGATGGTAATTGGGAACGGACCGTCGTTCGGTAATCAGCATGCCCAGGCTTACGTCTTATGAGAAAATTGGCGAGTTCACTTGCATAGCCGACCTTGAGTCGTGGGCTGTTCTCTGCGGCCTTTGCGCAAGGTGCGGCCATGTTCGAGACTTGAACATTGGTGAAATCAGCAGGAAAATCGGGCCCAATGAGTTTCTCAGAACGCAGCAATGGAAACTTAGATGCAGAGCTTGCACTGTGAAAGGGCAAAGTGAATTCGTTGTTTTTAGAGCGCCGAGGTAGATATGTCCGGATATAAGTCTGAAAGCGGTGTCGCTGGAACAAGCGGTAAAAGGTTTGAGCATTGGTGTGACGCGGACGGATGCGAAGCCTGGGGCACCTACGGATACAAAACCAAGTTTGGGCAGCTGTGGTTCTGCTACGAACACAAGCAGCAAGGCGAAGACGCGCTAGCTGGACGGAAGTGAAAGGCGCCCTATCCTAGCCAGAGCAGGAGGAGCGCATGTGCAATCTTTACAACCTCACCACGACACATGAGGCCATGCGCCGTCTGTTTCCAAAGTTTGGCGACGTTACGAACCGCGTTGATCCTCAATTAGATGTTTATCCAGACTATCCAGCCCCGGTCCTGCGCAACTTAGCAGATGGTGAGCATGAGCTTGCGCACCTTAGATGGGGAATGCCGACGCCGCCTATGTACGTTAAGGGCGAATCTGACAGTGGCGTGACGAACATACGCAATCTCACCTCCCCTCATTGGCGGCGCTGGCAGGGTGAGGAAAGCCGCTGCGTTGTGCCAGCCACATCATTTTCAGAATACGGGCAAGAACCCGATCCAAAGACCAAACGTAAACCGTTGCACTGGTTCGCTCTAAACGAAGAAAAACCGCTCTTTGCCTTTGCTGGGATCTGGACGACATGGAATGGTGTGAGGAAGAAGAAAGAAGGGCCGATCCAGGTCGATATATTTGCCTTCCTGACCACTGAGCCTAACGCCGTGGTTAAGCCGGTTCATCCAAAGGCGATGCCCGTAATACTACGCGCGACCGAAGAAATCGACACCTGGCTACGCGGTCCATGGGATGAAGCGAAAGAGATGCAGAAGCCTCTCCCAGATGCTGAATTGATCGACCTCACACCGAGCAATGACAATAATGAAGTCCAAGCAAGCCTGTTTTGAGGAGAACAGATATGAACGGACCAAAGCGCGAAGGAAATTACCCAGATCGCGGGCTAGAATGTCAGGAAGCCGTAGCCGGTAAACTGGTCGAAGCGCTAGACGAGGCCGAAGCGGCAGGATGGGATAGGCTGGAAGCGGCCAAGGCAATTGTTGAAGCCGCTATCGCTATTCACACCGGCGAACGGGGAGCGGATCCGGACGAATAGTCACTGAGGGACATAAAGGTTGCTATGCCACCCTTTAAAGCGCAGTATGTCCATTCGCTCGTAAAAATGGACAGGAGACTTCCGCTATCCCGAGGAGGATTAGATGCCATTGTTTAATCAATCCAGCAAAGTGTATGCCCCTGACGAACTGGAAGCGATGAGACGCTGTTTTTCAGTTGCCTCTATAATGTTAGAAGAGAGCGGCAGGGATTACGACGAAGCGCATTTGGCCGAGACAATCATTAAGCTTTATGATGGAGGTCTTAGGGATACAGAACAGTGGGCTGAACTAGCTGCACGTGTCGCAGAAAAACATGTCCATGATTTCTTGAATGCGAGCACAGACAGCGCCAACTGGTCAAAGACCGGTTAATTAGCTAACTATTTTTTTAGTTTGGAACAAAGCTTTTAGTTGGAAGTTTAGCTCGCGCCCTCCAGTTGAAAGCAGGCAGATGCCTATTCATATAGATTTGATCAACGCGGCTAAAAAGACAAGATCGCTGAAAAACACTCATCTTACAGAGGCAAGTCGAGCAATAGGTCTGGGACTAACTGAAATCCATGCTTCACTGAGCGATGAACGAGACGAATTCGATGAGCTTTTGAGAAAGCTGGCGAAAGTCGAGCAAAAAGAAAAATAGACCGCATATAAGCGCGGAGCAATGTGACCTTTTTTCTCTTCCAAAACGTAGTCATTTTGATAAAATTTTGCCGCGCTTCGTGCAGGAAGCTGGGTCCACGCGAAGCGCAGCCCCGGCAACTCGATCACACCTCTCGTGCCGGGGCTTTCCCTAGTCGTGATTCACTTCGCGCGCTGTTCGATCACCTTCAGCCGCTCAGCAAAGAATATGATCTTATTCAGATCGTAAAGTCGGCTGGCCGCATCCTTTTCTCCAAAACGATAGCAAGCCTTAAAGATGTTGCCGAGCGCGAAGGACATGCCTTTGTGCTCAATAAGATCGTTCAGCTCGCTCGCACCTTCAGGCAACTCGTAATAGCTAGTTGAACCGCCGTCGGACTTTATAGAGCTATTGGACCGCAGGCCAAGATCAGTTAGATGCACAGGCTTCGGCATAGGCTGCTTAGGTTTTTCCAAATCTCCAAGCGCGATCTCTCGGTCAATTCTTGCATCTGGCACCATTAGATATCCTCCGGCGGTGCTGGCGGCAGCATCCAGTGCGTTATTAACCAGTAGGCTTCTAATTGGTCAGAACTACCATCCACAGTACCGATCATATCGTTACGGTCAAAAAGCCAATTGCCTCCAGAGTACCAACAATCTGTAATTCGTTCGGCATCACCGTTTTCAATATGCACTCGCCACAGATCGACCACAGTCCCATCTAAAGGCGCAGTTTCCAGTCTCTGCCAGCGACTCATACGTCCTCCCTCACCTTACGCTTAGGCTCTTCAAAGCTCTCTGTCAGAGGCCCGCCAGCAAGCAATCCGCGCAACGCTGACAGCTTATCTTCCACAAGCGGCCTGAAGCGCCTTGCAGCAAACGGCGGGTTTTCGTAACCAAACTGCGGGCAAGTCCCGCGATCTACGCCCTTGAGGAGTACGCCGATGTAAGAGCCATGAATATAATGCTCAAAAGGTCCGATCCACTCTATCTCGTAAATCTGGCCTTCCTTCACCTCGAGGTATTGCTCAAAGCCAACGACTGAATCGATGCAGACCACTTTTTGCCCAACATGGAATTGGTTCATGCTGTGTCTCCCCTGATTATTTCACGCCATATGTATGCGGACGCCAACTTTGTTTCACCTGCTTGGTATTCATCCTCCGCCCATCCCAGCGCTATTTCAGAACAACGTAGGCGCTCTGCGAGGATGGCTGATGCGATGATATTATATGCGTCGTCAGTATACGTCCCGTCGGGGAAAGTCGTGACGCAATCAAGAGCTAATTGAGCAGCCATCTTTATATCTTGAGGGATATCAGTCATGCCGCTGTCCTCACCTCAATGCTTCTATACTCGACTGCCACACCGTGCAGTCCGGCTCGTGATATGCCCATCTTCATTCCGGCGCTGATACCACGATCAGAGTAAACAACGCATTTCGTTGCTACGCGATACCATGCAAGACCCGCCTCAATGCCCAACGACCGTTCGTCAGGCTGCATATCGTCCAGCACTTGCGTGTGCAGCAAATGGCTGGCAATCGGTGCCTCGCCTCGTCGCAGGCTGTCTAAGAGGCACGCTCGTGCATATGCTATTTTGCCTTCCATGTCGCCGCTGTAAGGTGTTTCGATGATGGAGAGTGGTTGAGGGTTGTCGTTATAAGGTTTTGGCAGGCACCTTATAACCCCTGTTCTTAACTGCCGACCTTCAACAGCGGCTCGTGCGGCTTTGTCTTCCGGCCCTTCGATCCATTCATCTCCCGGCCTGTGTACGCCGTATAGTTGGTGCAACTCCATATTCTCTCCTCGTGTTGTGGTGAAACGCCGCTTGGTGGGCGACGTGGTTGGTATTGTCTTGATGCTGTTTCCAAGCCTACACTGATAAACAATCAGGGAGGCCGATATGCAAATATTAGATGCCAAGTACATTGGGAACTCAGCATCCATCACTGTGCAGTTCTCCGGAAAGAAAGTGGTCGTGGAATATGGCCCAATAGCTCCGCCATTAGACGGAAAAATGCATTCCCCGTTCATCGACAATAAGGATTTAGCCATGAAAGAAATTTTGGCGCAGACCAACCAACTTGAGACTGAAATTCGAGCGGCTGTTGCAGACTATCTAGCGTCCCAAAAGGGATGACAGTTAGGCTGCAGCCTTTTGACTTTCCACATTATCATTAACCGCCGCATACTTCCCAGCGACCATCTCGGGACGGAGAATATCGCGACCGACTTCGCCGAATTGCTTGCTGTAGGTAATACGTTTTGCTGATCGGCCTGACAGCCACCCACCTCCAGCCGCATAAGCATCTGGTGCCGCAAGGGTTTCATGCTGCTCGACATACATAAGAGTGCCTTTTCTGGCATCGTCGCTGTGTCTGTGTCCGATATGCACGTAAGCCTGTAGTGAGCGGCCAAACATCCCACGGAACATGCCAGCAATCGTTCCCTCAATATTCGCAACACCGCGCTTATGCCCGTGGTGATAAGCAAGCATCGTGCTGCCCCACTCGAAGGCGTAATAGAGGCCTGGTGAATTATCGACAGTGATACGCGGCTCGTTTTCGTACATAACGGCGAGCATTTCACGCAGCCACGCAGATGAGGCCGGGTCATGATTCCCCGAAGCCATCACGACATGAACGCGCTCGTGCTTCTGCAACAGCATATCGATGATGCGCCGGATCGTGCGGATCACAATGCGAATGACTTTCTGCAGGCGGCTATCCGCGTCAAGAACGTGCTTGTGAGCAGGTGTGACACTTTCGAGCGCGTCGTGGTGCATAAGGTCGCCCAACTGCGCCAGAATGGCCGTGTGAGCGTCGGGAGCCTGTGCCACCGCTGCAGAGAACCAATCGAGCAATAGCTGCTCGGCAATCCGCAAATCGTAGTCGCTGCCGGTCTCTTCACGCCACGACATCATCCCGAAATGGTTGTCAGTGATCGTGAACTGATTCAGTAGATCCTCGCGACAGCCCTTCGGCGCCGGCATGATAGATACGCGGGGCAAATCTTCTTTAAGCGCTTCAACCATGGCTGTGATTGCAGCCCGTTGCTGGTCGGCGTCTGCACGCTCCATGATATGCTGAGTGACAATCCGCCCTTCGCTGTTAACGAGCGTCGTCTTGCCTTTGACCGCTAGACCAGCAGTGGCTTCATAAACAGGGCCAGCCTCTTTCGTCTGGCGCATGTAGGTGCCGTTAGGCGTCTCGGTCAGGCTTTTGATTGCATAGCCTGGCAGCGTTTCCTTCGGACCCATCAACCCGAGCTCAGCCGCGCGCTTGATGCTGTCGTGGAATGCAGACTTCTTGACGCCACAAGCCGCAGCGGCCTTCGTTATCGTGCCGTGCTGCTGATACGCAGCAACACGGCGGGCGAGTTCTTGTTTTGAAAGCATTTAGTGTCCTCTCGCAGCGATCATGGCGTCGGCCATCGCATAGCATTTACGAGCTAAAGCATCGGCGTTGGTGCCGTGGTCAGTGACAGGCCATCCAGACAAAGCTAAACCCGCAAAATGATCACGTATTGTCAGACCTTCATACAGGCTGCCAATGCTGAACCCTTGCGGGCTTTGCCATGTAAGGAATGGATGGGCAGGACCACCCGTATTTACGCGCGCACCAGCGCCCTGTGCCTGTTCAGACATACAGTCTCCTCGTGTTGGTTGTTTTGCGGGTTGGTGGCCCACAATTTGTCATTGTGGTGGAAGTGAAGGGGGCGTCAAGTGTGATCGCAAGTCGGTGCATCTAAATCGCCAAGCCACTAGCGCATTGTCTTATTTGTTAAGTGCTGCCCTCCCCGTTATCCACATTTGCTCCCCGTCCCTTCCCACAATATCTAGCGTCTGTGGCCTTATGGTAAACCAATGCTTGACGCTCATCGTCGCTTCGATCATCAGTTGTACCAATTAAATCAATTGGTACTGAGAAAATGCAAATATTCTGCGACGAAAGCGGCGGATGTGAGAAAGGAACGTTAGTCGTTGCATCGGTAACGATTGATCCACATATCGCAGATCGGTTTGTAAAAGACTTTCGAAAGAAAAGGAAAATATCAGGTGAATTGAAAGGTAGTAGTTTCAGTCATGATGATAGAATGTACTTTTTCGAAATGCTCGACCGTCTTGATGATGCGACAAGTGTGGTTGTTGGATGCACCCGAACAGACAATGCTGGTGCTTGGCTACTTCACAACAAAACACCAATATACATCTACAATGAGCTAATATTTCAATCTTGTGCCGCACATTTACAGGGTTATAACGGAAGCGTTACAATCAAACCAGATGACGGTAAATACTCGGCTGCGGTGATGAAGGAAATAGAAATCAGTTTGCATAGTCGATTTATTCAAAATTCCCAAGCACGGTTTTCTATACAGTTTTCTGAAAGTAGCAGGACGAGTGGAGTGCAAATTGCTGATGTCATTTCAAATACAACTTACAAAGAAGTAGCAGCGGGAAATTTCGACTTATCGGACAATGCCTATTGCGGCGGTCTGTGGCGTGGTGGACGCCTTCAGTTTCGCAATATCGATCTCGGCGAAGACAGACCAGAATGGTTGGAGGCGGCTGAATAGAAAAAAGGGTTGCGCAAAGCAACCCTTTAAAAAGAAAGCGTCGGCACTTTACCGTTGTTCCTGCTTCGAGTTACTATCGGTGTCTCGATGGACCCCTCCTGGGCAGGCAGTAGGTGCGGTCACTTCATTTAGTGAACACTTTCCGTGACGCATGATTTGTATATGGCGTAGTTGACGGACCCGTCAAGTGAATAATCAACATATAATTGATAAATTACAGCAACTACTACTGCTAATTCGCACTTTTCCCTCACCCCCTCGCCCGCGTCGTCTTCTGCTCAAACACACGGTCCATACGCTCAGTAAGCCCGTCAATGCGGTTAGCAACGCTTTCGATGGCACGCATGATCTGCGAGGTCTGTTCCTGCATCCCGGCCTTTGTGGCGAATGTTTCGGCCGCGCGCAGCTTATAGTCTGACAGCTCCTGCCGCGTCAGTGCGGCGAGCGCTGTGGCTGCTTCTGCTTTGGCGGCCGTTTCGTTTCTCGCGGCGTTGATCTTGCTGTCGACGTACTTCCAAAGGCCAAACAAAAAGCCAAACAGCATCACGATGAAGCCGACAACGCCCATGATTTCAGGTCCGGTCATGCTTCGTTTCTCTTTAGATTAAACATAGTTAATGTGCCCCTTTGTGTTCGCTTAAGGTCTTTGCTGATATGATTGCGGAATGAGACAGGTATCGAACAGTTTGATTGGCGAAATCTTCGGTGCGGTTCTGCGGGTTTTATGCATCGCGGTGCCGGTGATTGTTGCACTGGCAGCTATAGTCTTCATCGTGAAATACAAAGAGAGACGGGCGTTCATGCCGAAAGAGCAAACCCCGGGAGTGACTGAGCCTTTGGGCAACTGACCTCAAGGCCGTACCCCACACAGCTTTTCAATTTTCTCATTCTCGGCCAGTATCTGGCGTTTGGTTTCTGACGTATCGTCATGGCTGGCATAGATGGCTCGCGCCACATCACAATAGTTACCGCTTGTCGCGCATCCACTTAGCAAGCCGAGCGTCAACAGCGCTGTCATCAAGACGGCTGACTTCATTTTCTATCTTCCGTGCTTTGGTTGCGGATTGTGCGTCGCGCACGGTCTGCGCTGCTTTACTGTCAGACCGTCCTTTGAGATACGCACTGACAAGGACGGCCAACGCCGCAGCGATTGCCACGGCGTAGCCTGTCAACTTGGAGCGGAGTGCTAGGAGGAAGGTCATGCTTGCTCTCCTGTAAGAAGCAAGGATGTCGAACCGTCGCGCTCGCGGCGGATCAGATACCCGTCGCGAGTTTCGGTGATGCCTTGCGCTAGCGTTAGGCGCGCATCGGTCCAGCTTTGAGCCTTGCCGTTAATTGTGACTTCTGCTGCTTTCGCTTCAGCATCGTATTCAATTACGATTCTCACGCCGCCACCCTCTTCAGTTCGAGCCTTCCCGTATGCCACAGCCAGAAGCCGCCACCGATGGCGACGAGCACAAGCGCAACGGTTAGGAATGCCCACGGGTTCGACACTGCGCTGATAAGGCCGGTCAAAAACGTACCGCCACCAGCTGCGACAATGGTCTGCACCGTCTTATCCTTGAGCAAAGGCACGTCGTCAGGCTTGGCGTCATCAGGAGTGGCGGCTTTCATTTCCCGCGCAGCAATAAGGCTGTCGAGGAAATTGCGGTAATAGCCGGCGATCAGCGTGGCCTTGTCGGTGCCGTTGACGATGACACGCGCGCCTTCCGGATCTGCTTTGCCTTTACCGAAAAAGTCACTCAACTTGCGGCCCGTGAACTTGCCCAGCACCATTCCTTCAAACAGGATGCGGATGGCTGTCCCGAGCTCAAGCGCCTTCTCCGGCGCATCGGCAATTCCGAACTTTTTGTAGTTTGTTTCATGGGTAACTTGAGCAAAGCCACGTCCAAACCACGCTTTGCCTTTTTTGTCGAAACGCCAGTAAGGCGTGCGGACTTGCTTTAACTTGCCTGAAGCCCAAGCGTTATCCAAGCGCTTCACGACTGTCTTATCAGCCACGAACTGTTCGCTGGGCTTTTGCGTTTCTTTGATCGGCTGCATCTTGCCGCCGGTCTCATGAAAGACAGTCGCTAAGATATAGGCGATCTGCTCGTCGGGTAGGTTGCGGCGCTCGGCCTCGGCCAAGATAGCCGATGTGCCATCAACTTGAGCCTGGCTCAAACGGCCGCCAAAAGGCGCGCGCCTCGCATACGCGAAGAACGTTGTTTTGTTCATTTGATTATCCTTGGGATTGAATATGCGGATGGCACGCAGTTTTGGTGCGGCCCTCGGCAGGAAATGCACCTAACTGTACGGTGTCGTACATTGATTAGGCGTGGATTTATGAGATGATGAGGCGGCTCGAAGACGGTCTGCCAATTCAAACTGAGCGCAAAGCCTCGACTTGAGCCCTCTCGTCGGGGCTTTTCTTATTCTTAGCTCTTGACGCTCTGTAGTTGAGCGCTAGTTTTCTGTCTGTTCACGACATCAGAGCCCCCGCTTGAATGTAACGTGAGTAACCCCGGTTCATGGCTGCCCGCCTGCCAGGGTTAGCCCCAGAGATTTCAAGCGCCTCTGGGGCTTTTCTTTTTGCGTAGCCGTTGCTAATTTAGAGGCTGCGTTCAACGGGTCCTGATCATTGCTTTTGAACGCAACCCCGGTAAGGTTGTGCGATCCTGCCGGGGTTTTTCTTTCACAATTACCCGCTATACTCTGCTCAAAAGCGGAGGGGATAATGTTTTTGATAGATGTCATTGAGCAAAACGCAATCGTGCTCGCGATGATAGCGGCTGCAGCACTGGTATTTTGTTTCTGGATTTGGAGAAGAGTTTAAGAGGCCAACAACTCAGCCGCCCTTTCCGCTCCAAATAGCTGATTGGCAATCTGTTCAAGCAGCGGCCAAAGCTCATGATCAGAGCGGAAGGTATTGGCAGTGGTGAATATGCGCTGTGTGCGAACCGGCTGCGTTGCCATGGCATCATGCACCTGATCGGCCTCATCCTCCGTCAGACGCTCCCAGAGTGTGACGGCGGGCAGGACAATGACAACCGGCTCAGGTTCGGGGATCGGAGGAGTATATTCCAATACTTCACCGTTGACGAACTTGCGCGCACCGGGATTACTTAAAAGCTCAGCCCATTGGGCATCGGTGATTTCGACAGCGCCTTTCGGAATTTTACATTCTGGCTGGCCTAACTTTCCCCATATTTCGGAAGCGTAAAAACTTGTCGCGATGCCGTTGTGGTCAAAGGTTGCATAAATCGACATGTTTTCAATATCCTATTGCAATCATCATAACAGGGACGCTACCTGTCCCGCCAACGTAACCGCTGTTAAGAATATTCCGACACCTGATATCGAAGTAAGAGTTCGTGACGTTGGACGAACTAACACCAATGAATTGCCCTTCCGTAACTCCGTAAGAGTTCATGAGATTTAAACTCAAACATAAGTTAGGGAAGGCGGTGGGGAATGAAGCGGCATAGTCGCTTTGTGTAGATTGGTAAAACCCTGTCTGTATTATGAAATGATACCCGGCTATAGGAGGAAGTCTAAACCATCTATTTACTCCAGCCCCACCTGTTGTTGCACCGAGTGTTGCCATTACACTTTGCGCGCTATCATCATCAAGGATTGTACGAGCAAACGCTGAGAGAACAGTCAGATCTGCTGCGTTAGCCCCTGTTAGATATGGCAGTCTGTCAGCCGCCGCCGTTCCCGACAGGTTCAACAGAGCAATTGCCGCAGTGCCAAGGTCACTCAGTGCTAAATCGCCATTGGTGTCGGTTCGCAGAAACTTACTAGCCGCTAACGCCAACGTTTTCAGCGCTCCTACCCCATCAGTCTGCAAAATCTGACGATTTCCTAATGTCAGCGCCGCAAGCTTGCTAAGGCTTCCGTTCGGGTCTTGGACGCCGAACTCATCAGTGTCGACAAGCTCATACCCACCAGTCGCATTGCCGACCGGCACCTTGCCATCTTCGACGCCAATTTCAGCGAGATTTGTCAGAACCCCGTTTCCGAGAAGTTCGATAAGCGTGGTTGCTTGTGCGGTCACACGAGCGCCATCCGGCAAGTAGCGTGCTCGATAAGGCGCATTGGTTAAAGACGTACCAGTCCATGGAGCAGTCAATGTCAGCGACGTATTGCTATTCACGCTGGCAATAACAGCCGTCAGGTTCTGGATTTGGAGGGTGTCGCCTTCACGGAACTTCGCCACGTCAAACAGCGTACCCGTTCCGGTGACAGCCGTTGAACCATTGGCGAGCGTAATCGTGCCAGAGGTGTAATCTGACAAAACAGCCATTGTATTCTCCGATTTCGGATTGTTAGAGCGTTGCCGCCCCAAGGATGTAGTAGCGAACGCCAACAGGATCGGGGAAACCGCTCACATTCGGTCCCGCGCTGTTTCCCGGCGATATATGAACGACACAATGGTCAGAATTAACGACCGTCGCCATCGACTGGCGAAGGACTTCAACCGTTCCGCTTCCCGGCGAAACGTACATTGCGTGGTTACCTTGCCGGAACATGTCGCCAAACTCGACAATTACCTTTGGGAACACGAACATTCCCTGACTGTCGAAGTTGATACGAGCGCCAATATTGCCGTAACGCCAATTTACCTGATTAGCAGAACTGAAATTTGCGGCAGGTATGTAGCCCTCGGCAAGTACAGTGACGGCGCTGAAACGTGTGTCGATCAGGATGTCGTTGTAACCGGGCGCCGCATCACTCGAACCCGGCCTTTTAATCTGGAAATGCTCGTTACCAAGCTTTCTCACAACCTGATTGCCACCGCTTGTATAGCCCTGCAAACCAGTTGCGTAGAGCATAAAGCGGATAGCCACCGAGTGCGTTCCTGTTACCGAGAATCTGATGCCGCCCGGTTCCACCTTGTAAAACGCGTCGGTGCGCTCTTCGTTAAATCCGGTGTTCAAATTTACGGGAGGGATTACAAAACCCCAGCCATTCAGGCTGCATATCGTGTCACAAACCATCGACGGCGAAAGATCGAAATCTATGGAGGCAGGTTTAGCAACGAAGTACGAACCTCCAGGCTGAATAGCCGGCGTTTCTCCCATCATGACGCACTTAACAGGCGTACGATTGCTGTCCATGATCAATTGACGACCAGTTGCCGTGTCGACGCTAAAGCCCGGCCTCGCCATCTTTGCGCGGGTCGGTTCTAAGGCGAAGGCAAGCTGCCCAGAAGTTGGCGTTCCCGTTGGCGTAGGAATTGGCACGTTGTTGCACGGCAAATCCCAGATCATCGTTGTGACAAAATCCCAATCGCCCGACAGAAACGCCTCAAAGCCTGCTGACTGGTTAGATGGACGAATGCACCATCCTTGATATCCAAACTGGCTTGGTATGCGTCGATAACCAAGGCCGGTGGGCTGCGTTTCGAACGAATAGCAAGTGACGCCATAGTTTGTGACAGAGAAATAATAGGCTGAGGATGTGCTAGGCTTGAAGTTATAGAGAATGCGAGCCGTTCCATCGCCCGATATAAACTTCATTTCTGCGAACGGGATTGTACTCTGGATGTCAGGCATACGTCCGATAAGGCCGTAGATGTCAAACCGAGACGTGTTTGCGCCAGCGGTTGTATATGAGCTTTTCATAACCCATTGGTCAGACATCGACCCGGTCTGCAATCCGTAGAAACTACCCGGATCATAGCTGCCCGGATAGTTTGATTTGTTCAGTGTCTGAGGTAGTTGGAAATGCCCAAAAACATAGGAAAGGTTGCTCGCCTCCGAGTTGAAGTAAAACCGGCTGAATGCGTTGTTAGCCGTTCCCAGCGGGTCATCACCATCGAACTTCATGATTTTCATCACTGGCCCGACTCCCGGCTTCCACCCGGCATACCAATTGACCATCAGACGAAAATCCTAATGTAAGCGTTGGTACCGTCGCCGCGAATATCCAGCTTGGTGTTGTTCGACAGAAGACGGTCGAATTTGAGTGTGCCAAGACGCATGTTCATGGCGTAAACCTCGTCATTCTGAACAACGAAGGGATATGTATACCCACCGCTTGCGCCGGGATTTGCGATAGCAAACTGATTAGAAATCACCACAAACTGGCTGCCAGTGGTGGTCACATTGACGAACCAGCCCGCTTCTTTCCAACTGTCAGCAGTGCCAACTCTGGCGAACGCAGAGATCTTCGTTGATGCCCCACCGCTGCCAGACGTTGCGGTCATGCGCCATGTTGCGTTAGCGACAGTACCATCGACTGATGCATTGACTTCGGTCAGCGCATTCGAAATCGCGGTCATATCGCCTTCAACGCCATCAACGCGGCTTTGAAGAAGTACGACTGTGCTCGCATCAGCCTTTGTTCCAAGGCTTACATTAATCTGCGTTAGCTGCTGTCCGATAGCGCTGTTTGGTCCGGTTGCGACAAGGATATCTTCTTGCCATGATGCTTTAGCCGTTCCAAACGTGCTTGTTAGCTGGCGCCGGATCTGCTGCATATCAGCATAGTTGCTGTTATGATTGTCTGCGGTGCTGGTTGCCAGTTCCTGCGCTTGCCTTTTCAGCTCACGCATGTCGTCGGTGATCCAGTTGACCAACCCTGAAAGATCATCATCCAGACGACCATAATCGACAGGACTGTCGTCGCTTGTGGTTTCTTGGGTTAGAACCAACACGGGATCAGACCAAGCCACAGGACGCGTTCCCGACGCCACTTTGAGGCGATAGCGAACATTCCATTCTGACTTGCTGGTCAGTCCATTCACGATCTGAAATACAGTCACATCACGAGGTACGTAAGCCGTAAATACCTGTTCGGGGTCATTCTCTGGCCAGTACTGGATATCAACGCCTTCGACAGTGATGTCGTCTATTGCGTCCCAGAACAACCGAATGCCGGGATATTCTTGGCCATCATCGCCAATAACCTTGTTAGGAATAGCGTTGAAGTTGGACAACTGAGCCTGATAGTCCGGCTGACCGTTCGGTGTCGGCACTGGCGGATTTGTTGCATAAGCTGTCGGATCGAAGATACCGTCGCCAACCTCTTGCCACGAGATGGAAACATCGCGAACGCTATCGCTGCCCATTGCGCCAAGGGCTTTCGAATGAACCTGAAACTTGATCGTGCGGTTATAGCGGGCCGATACCCACTGAACCCACTGGCCAACTTGCAGTCCGAGGAATTTCGGATGAACGGTAAAGTTGCCGTTGGCCTGATAGCGTGAGGCCCGGATAGCGATATCTGCCAGACGGTCGCCTACACGCGGATCAGTGACGGCGGTGTAATCCACCTTGGAAGCCAGTCGCTCGCGATCCTGAGCCAATGCAGCAGCATCAACGCGGGTGGTGAGAGACGTCGTTTCATAGAACAAGTCTGGGCTGACATACGAAGCCGCAACGGTGTTGACGAGTTCAGTCCGGGTACGAGTTAAAGAAAGCTGGAAAGATTTCTCCCAAGCAATGTCATCGTCAGTGATCGTTGCAACAACCGCCTGATTGGCGCCTACGATTGGATACTCGCCTGTAACGCCTTCAATCCAAGAGCCTGCACAAGCTTCGCGGAGCGGTGTCATATTGGTTTCGTGCGTAACGCCATCGCCAGATGAAGCAATTAATGCCGCCGCATAACGTTTGCTGCCGTCGGGCATGATTTCATCGCAGATATTCATCGCGGTGAACCATTCAGACAAAGGTAGACGGCTCTGGGCAACACCTCGGCCAACGATCTTTTCAGTGCCGTTGTAGACGCCTAACTCAAGGTTATACATCATGACAGCGGGATTATCGGAGAACGCCCATGTGTCCTGATTACTTCTGCGTTGACTCCCCGAACCACCAACACTCGTGTCGAAGCGCGGGTCATACAATGGAGCACCGCGCACCTCGAACATGAGGCTTGGCGGGGAAGTTAGATTATCGGCCTCCATTCGTGATGTGACCACGACATAGCAGATACCAGCCCCACGATGAGCAGAAGTCCATCTTCCAGGAGGGTTGGCGTCAGCCACCAAGTTGTAATCAGCTGCCTGATCCATGGTGCCCTGATAGAAACGAACCCAGACTTCACCGCCCTCATGGACACCCAGCACCTTCCGGCCATATGCGATGTCGTCAGGGGTTAAATTCTTCCACTCGCCATCCATCTGAACTCGCAAAAGTTCGACGCATCGAAAGTCTGAAAGCTTGAACACGTCCTGCACCATTCGGTTACCTTTACCGAACGCATTGCGATAGACGTGATGCCCCATTGTGCCAAAGACGCCGAGGCCGACTTCACGGACGAGATTTTCACCGTATTTAGTTTCTGTGGCGGAGGCAGAAGACTTAGGAGTCTGCTGAAAGATCGACGTGAGCGCATATTTTGCAGCGACCAGAAGTCCGCCAAGCACAATGTTTGCAAGGACGGTACCGCCGAATAGCCACGAGCCAAGGCCAACGAGCCCTGTCACAATAGAAACAGGGTCCGCCGCCGCAGGCGTTGCCAGCAGCGCGAATAAAATCGCCAGAATGTAAAACATCAGGAAACCTTGAAGGCCCTCTCGGCCATTGTGCGTGGCAGGAAGCGCAAACCGTCCTCGCCTTTCACCGCGAATCCGTATTCACAGAAGTAGCCAACAGTTTTCTCAAAAATGCCGACATCACCGCGCTGCGCCATCGCAACAGGTGTTTCCTCAAAGCGGTCGGCCAAGACGGCGCTTAAGTTGGCAAATCCACGCTGTTTGATCGTGCGATATGCGCCGGTTCGGCTTTTGTATTTACCACGCACTTCAGATGCAGGATCGATGCCGAGAACCGCTTCAATCGCGTCGGATGTGGTGAGAAGACAATCAGACTTTCCCCAGACCAGAGGCGTGTTTATGTGCGCCTCCGTGACAGCCACGAGGCGTTTTTCCCATTCCGGATGTCGCATGGCGATCCTTACGGTGCTGTGATGTGGAAATTCTCTCGCTTCACCACTGAGGCATATTCGAAGAACTTGTCGCCCGGTGAAATGAGCTGCTGATCTTCGTGCGAGGCGGTGCGATAGCCGTCACGGTGATTTTCCAAAGCTGACGTCTCCACGTTGGCTTTGAGAACCATTTCGCCGCCATCCGTTTCGTGATCGATGGTGTCGATAAAACCTCGATACATCGGCTCGACGTGAAGCAGTTCGCGCGTGTCCGGATCGAAGTAAGCATCTGAGAGAATGACCGTGCGGCCTTTGTAATCGACGCTCTCAATTTGTGCGAGCTTATCAGGCGTCACACCGTAATCCGCTGCTGTCGGCATGGTGATTGTGATCGGCAGAGCTTCCGCACCCATCTGATAAGGCGGTTCTTCAATCGAAATCAGCTGGTTTGGAATGTACGTGTTCCCGTTCCATGTGAATTCGGAAGAGCCGTTCCACATATACCAAAAGCCGGTACCGAACTGGAATTCGCCGAGGGAGCGCACGACAATGCGCCCCTCTTCCAGCAATTGCTGTAGACGAGTTGGGAAAGCCATGAAGCCTCCGAATTATAGGAAAGTGTAATCGACTATTGGTTGCGACTCGGCTTTGATGCACGCGTCAACAACAGGGAGGCTTGATATGAAGCAGATAAAATTACCGGCACATCCACACAAAGGCGAAATCAGAATTGATGCTACATTCTTCGCTGGTTATAACCAAACTGATGATGGTATCGACCTGATTTGCGGCAACCCGGACTGCACACATATTCTGTATCCGAAGTACCCGCCTTACACGGGCGGCGATACGATGCATGTTGAAGGCATCCAATGCCCATCATGCGGCTGGGACAACACTCTTAGTACCCGAACAATCAAGTGAAACCGATCCCTGGATCGTAATAACGATTTGCGGCTGTCCTTCAACGTAAGGCATCTGATCAAATACGATGAGGGACAGCCCTTCTCCGATGCGCTCTGCTGTACGAAGTTTCAACACTATTCCCATATTTATTTCCTTCACTTCGGCACCTCGATCAGCTGGAAAGATGCAGTCGGTCGCGGACCTTTCGACATCTGAAAGCTGTCCTTCACAAGTCGGGTATTCATTTCTGGCTGCTTGAAACGTGCCGTTGCACCGGTTGCGATATAAGACGCTATCGGCTGATCCACCTTAACAGTGATCGTCGTGCTTATGGCTGTTGCTCCCCCGCCATATGCGACCTGCAAGAACTGGCGATAGTCGCCACTCTTGAGTGAGAACATATCGCCGTCCATAAGCTGTAAGCCTGGAACAACGCCAGTTAACTGCACTGTATAGCCACCGGTCACTGTCCCGCGAGATGCGGTGCCTGTGATGTGTGTGTTGTTGGGATCGCCCCAGTATGCGCGCGGAATGCAGATATGTTTCGGACGGTAGACAACCGTCTCCATGCCGCCCTTGGCAGCCGCAATGAAGGCCTGAAGCTGTACAGCCTCGCCGGCCTTCATCGGCAAAGTTTCCATATCCACAGTGCGATACGGATCAACGAATTCAACTGTCGAAATAACCCGACCGCCAAACTTCGTCTGACTGGTCGGATTATTAAGCAGGGGGTAAGACGGCACAAAGCGGACGGTTGAGAGAAGATCGATCATCGCACTAAACCCCGCCTTGATGCCTGCTTGCTATCCCGCGCAAAGCGCATTGGCCCTGATTTGTCGTATGCTTTGACTGTGCGCGAACTTGTGCTTTGAGACACGTTCTCAACATACGAATGGAAGTTGCCGTCGTTCTCGAACCGGGTCACTACATCCACACGCATCGGGCCAGCTGCTCCCGCTCTTTGTGGAGCGCTGAGTATCGGCATTGATGGGGCACGCAGACTTGGCGTGCCAGTCGCAAAGGCCGGCAAACGATCTTCATTGATTGCCTCCAGAAGACCGCGATATTTGGCCGTTGAACGAGCATTAGTAATGAACTCTCTGTTCGACACTCTCGCAAGGATGCTGTCGCTTCTGCCGGTACCACGTCCACGAATAAGGCCGGGACCGGGGCGCGATGGAGTTCCGTTGGCGAACTTTGGCAGCCCACCGTCTTTGAACCCCATAAATCCACCGAACAGACTGCCTGACTTCCCGAACAGCCCGTCAAAAAGATTGTTCAATGTCATGTCTAGAAGCTTATCGATCAGCTTTTGAACCGCATCAGTCAGAGCCTCAACAGCATCTTTTCCAGATGCTAGGTCAGTAACCAGCCCCTTGAAGGCGTCAAGCTCTGTGCTACGCCATTCTTCGGACTTCTGCTTTAACTGGCCTTGCGCTTCGTTAAGCTTATTGGCCTCAGCGGTAGCGAGAGCCCACTGTTGCGCAGTTTGTGCAATCTGCGAACGGAGTTCAGGAGTGATGGCAATACCAGCCTTTTGAGCTGCATTGAGTAACTCCTGTTCTGTGCGCGCCTTTTCAGCTGCAAACCCGTAATCATCAATCAACGGGTTAATTTGGCGAAGAGCTTCAGTTTCAGCGACAAGTGCAGCTGTGCGGTCGTTAGCGTCCTGAACTGTCGTGTCGAATTTTTCAGCCGGTGTCTTTTTTTCTTTCTTCGGCTTCTTGCCTTCGGCAGTTCGGCTTTCCTGCGCGGCAACATTCGCGCGTGCAATTGCATCGATTTGTTTCTCTGTAAGCGCGATGCCGTCCTTTGTGGCAGCATTTCGCACTTTCTGCCGCTCCATTTCGAGCGTGTGTTCTTTCTTGCTGAGAGCAGCAAGGCGAAGCTGGTCGCTTTCATACTCATTCGCAGCTTCGCGCTGCATGATGTATGGATCTTTAGCCGAACGGGTTGAGCGATCTTCGATGACTGCACGCGCGCCAGATACTGCGGCCAGATCAGCTGCAGCGCCGCGAGCGGCAGTTGACACCATAGCGAGCCGATCGAGTATCGGGCCAATTGCGTCCGCAACTTCCTGAAAGTTGTAATCAGCGTTCGCCATAGCGAACAACGATTGTTTGGCATCTTCTGCCGAAACAGTGCCTTCGTTTACTCCATCACGAAGGCGAGCCAATTCAGCATACTGCTCTGGAGTGATAAGGCTCATCGACGACACTTGAGCAAAAGAGGCCAACATGTTGACCGCAGCTTCACGAGCGTCATCAAGCGCTACCACTGAGGCTTCAACTTCCTTGCTCAGTGAGTTTTGAGTGTACGCGTCATTCTGTCGGCCAGCCTCTTCAACAGCATTGCCTGATGACTTTGCGGCCTCTTCGACCTTCTTTAGTCGCTCTGCAAAGAGCGTGGCTCCCTGGCTCGATTCACCTACTGTTGAATTGTAAAGAATAAGCGACGAAACAACAGCGCCACCAATCACCATGCCTACAGGGCCAGCAGCGGCACCAAGGCCACCGAAGGCTGTAGCCAAACCGCCCATTGTGCTTGCTGCGGCTAAAGCTTGCCTGAACTGGCCAAGAGCCACGCCGGCGGTTCCGAGCGTACGGATCATGCCAAGGAGCGACCTACCAACCAAGGCACCCGCAATTACTGCTGCAACCTGCAAAGCGCCATCTGCGACCTTGTCGAAGTTGTCGGCAATCATGACCAGCGCTTCGGAAATCTTCGCAGATACGCCAGCTGCGCTGTCAGCATTGCCAACATACTGAAGCAGAGCATTATTCAGAAGTGTAAAGCCGTCGCCGATCGTGGCGGGCATGTCCGCAGCTTCCTGACGTAGCGTTTCCATCTGGCTCGATAGGCCGCGAACAATGTCGTTGCCCGTGATCTTGCCCTGCGAACCAAGCTTGCGCAGGCCGCCAACTGTCGTATCAAGTCCAACTGCCAACGCTTCCGCAACGCGGCCGCCTGATTCAATCACTGTATTGAGGTTATCGCCCTGCAACTTGCCAGTAGCCATAGCTTTGGCGAGCGCATCAATAACTCGTGCAGCTCGATCGCCCTTGGCGCCTGACACAACGAGAGCGTTGTTTAAAGCCTCGGTGTAGTTTAGAGATTCATCAGTATTGTAACCGAGCTCACGAAGAGCCGTGGCATTAGAAAGATAGCTTTCAGCAGTCTGTGAAAGATCGGAATAGGTACGGCGAGCCATCTCTCCGAGACGACCCATCACCTCCGTGCCTTTATCAATAGACCCGGCGGCAAGGTTTACGCGGGACGTCATATCCGTCCACGTATCAGTCATCTTGCGAAGCTGATCGACACCCAGCGCAGCGCCGATTCCGGCAAGCGGTGCCGAGAGTCCTCGAAAACTGTTAGCGAAAATGCCATCTAGCTTCTTATTCATTTGGCGCGCGTTACGGACTATCGCGTTAAACTGCCGGTTGGACACGCCTTCTGCGCGGGCGAGTCCTTTTTCAAGCTGTTTGAAGTCAGCAGAAAGCTGGATAACCAGACTTTCAAGGTCGGTTCTTGCCATGGTCAACGATGTCCTGATAAGAAAAAAGCCCGCACGAATGCGAGCTTGGGGAAGCTGATGAAATTATTGATTGGTGCAGCCTGCATCGCGATTATCGCGTTCGTCGGCTACTATTTTTGGAATGAGTACCGGACAGCAGAAATGCTGAAGAGGCAGGCGTTTGCCACCGATTGCGGGAAAATTACGAGCAACAGTCCGACGTTCGACGAGGCTTACACGAAAGCGATCCCACAGGCAGAACACGTAAATCGTCTAAGGAAATGTCTCGATTTCTACGAGAGTGGGAAGATGCGTTAAGCTGGATAAAAATAAGTCCGGGGGGCAAGATGTTTTGGTTCTTAGTAGGCGCTTTGGCTATCGCCGCACTCACAACGTTTGTGATCTTGCGGCCAAACCGCAGCAACTGGCATTTATCTGAAAACAAAAACCAGGCACGCCTATACAAAGGATCTCGAATAACGGTCTTTGAATCAGGTGGCGGATGGAAGTTTTGCATCGCCGATCCCGTTGATGACGGCGATCCCTACTTCTCCGATCCATACGAAACTCAACGGGCTGCGATGGAAAGTTGCATCGCGATGATCGACAATAACCCATCACCGCATCAATCACTGCGAGATATCCGAGATGAAAAGAAACTGTCTTCATCTCTTGAGATCACGGCACAGTCTTCCAGCCTCCTAGCGGGTGCGAAAGAAAAAATTAGACATATGCATCGCACAGGCAAGTTCCTGGTGAAGGATATCGAGCCAATCCAAAAAACTTGCAAAACCCAGATCAGATTCATCATTGATGTGTATCAAAATCATTATCTTGAGGGTCGGTCAGATGAAGCAGACAAAATTTGGCTGGAGCGTAAAGAGTTCATCGCACTAGAAAGCCATTGCAATGAACTATTGACTTGGATTCGGTCTGGAACAAAAAACGATAGAGGCCCCGCTCCATCTTTTCCTCAATAGATGAATACGCTTTTGCAAACTAAGGCATCACCCAGCCTTAATCCAATCCCAAAGATCGTCTTTCTCGGTTTCTGAAAGCTTACCGGGCTCGTCTGGCGTATTTGCTTTGATGTAACCATCAAGCGCAGCCATGTATTGCCACATCGACATTTTCCCAACGTCTTGCGGTGTGAAGCCTAGAACTGCACCGTTTCCGTAGATTGCGGCAAATCTGATTTTTCCGTTGGGAAGGTTGTCGAGTTTCTCCCCTCCTGACTTGCCGCCGCCTGCTCCCCCACCGGCTCGTCGGGCGCTCCCTGAAGGGCGGTTTGCAAAATCGCTATCGCAAACAAGAGATTCTCAGCCAAATCAGACACACGCTCTTTGACGTATCTCTGAACCAGCTTTGTGGCTTCAGGCGGCTTCAATCCGCCGCCGATCAGCCCTTGCCTGATAACATCAGCAATTTCACCAGATCGACATTGCTTGCTGTGAAGCCGATCAAGAATAACCCAGGGGCCCGCATCGCAGGCCTCCTGAAGTGCTTCGAGTTCGCTCCACCCAAGGCGGAAGGTGTAATCATCGTCCGCCCAGGTTAGCTCGATCGATGCGTCGCGGCTCATTATGGTGTAGCCGGCGTAGATGTGCGAACCATAGCACCGTCAGACTGCAAGCTGACATTCAGCGTCGCGCGCTGGCCATTGGTTGCGCCCGCCTCAATGCTTTCAACATGCATGAAGCCGGTCCACGTAATGGTTTTTGCAGGAAATTCCCACTCTACCTTAACTGGAATAGATTCGAGACTATCGACCGCATCTAGCCAAACATCGACGCTTTCAGCGGCCAGTACGCCTTCACCACTGATACTCATCGAAAGGCTGGTTGCATCGCGCCCAACCCAATCGACCTTATCAGGATCGGTACAGTCAGGAACATTGACCTCTTCGAGGCCCTTGTTGATTGTAATAGACCGTTGCGTGAAGCCGCATGGGTTTTCGTAGACAATTGGGTCGGCATCGTTGCCGATAAGGACGCGGAATTTGCCGCCCTTGATAGTCGTTGCTTGAGCCAATGCGGCCTCCAACAAAAAAAGGCCACCTATGGCGACCTTAAAAGAGAATGAGTGGTGAGATCCGGCTGTGCGGGCTACGGCGTCTCAATGACGGCCGTGTATTGGATCGAAGCCTGATTGATGCCGGGAGCGCGGATGTAGTCGGTCCGCCAATAATCGAAGGTGACGAGAGCGTTCACCGCGAGCGGAGGTTCCCATCGTCTAAGTGCCTTGGTGACAGCGTTGGCGATTTGCCGAACCTGCTTTTGGCTTGGAAGAGACGACCAGCAATTAATTTGAAAAGTGACGTCAACCGCATCAACGCAATCGGCACTGTCATCAGAAGATGAAGCGCTGCCGAATGAAACATATGGATAGGTCGCGGCCGGTATATTGCCATTGGGATCGGCGGGAGGATTGTCATAGACTTTGTCAGCGCCGATTAGCGTTGTCAGCGCAGCATTCTGCGATAACCGCGCATAGATCGCGGTTTGAAGTTCCCATACGGGGTCCATCCATCAGCCTCCTGCGGCTACTGTTTTCGCTGCTTTGGTGATGGCTCGACGAATACGGCGTTTTGTTTCTTTGTCTTTGGCCCGCCAAGTAACGTAGAAGAATGGTTGTTTTCCCTGACCGGGATTCTTCGTGCCTGGGAACATGCCTTTATTGGCAAAGCCTACAGTGCCGAATTCAATCCAGCGCGCGTAGTAAGCTTCTTTGTTGCCTGCATAGATCGTGATCGTCCAATCGGCAGCAAGGCTTGCTTCGACGGTTGCAATAACCATGCTGCCCTTTGGAGCTTTGCCCCAAGTCCAGCCGATGCTTTCCCTTAGTGCGCCGTCATCTTCAGCAACACGACGTTTCATCATATCGACGATATCGTCAGCGCCCTGCTCCATCGCACCTCGAACCATGTCGCGAGCGACTTTCGGTAAGCGTTTGAACTTCTGTTCAAGTTTAGCAAGCCCCAGAATTCGAGCACCGATAGCCATCAGCCACCGCCCTGCACGACAGCGCGCATTTCGATGTACTGATTAACCTCGTCGGGGTTTGCACAAGACTGGATCTCGTAAAGAATGCCAGTTCGCTTGTTTCTCGCGCGCCATGACGGCGTAACGCCTCGTGTTCGCGGTTCGCTGCGAACAACAAGCGTATAAGGCTGGATGCCTTGCGTACGAGCGGCGATGTCGGTTTCGGAACCAAGGCGGGGCTGCAAACGAGCGGCCGTTTCGAACTTGTCGACCCAATCCTGGCTAGTGCCTCCGCCCTCGTCCCTCACCGCTTCACGCTGCTGGAAGACGACGATGTTGTTGAGCGCGCCTGCGCCTTTACGTGTCGCCATCCTTCTCACCTTTTCTCGGAGTTTTCAGGCGAACAGCCTTGTTTCGTTCGATTGCAGCAGTTGCGCAAGGCGAAGTCACAAGGCCAGACCAGCCAGCCTTATAGGCAATCGTGACTTGCGGGAGTGGCTTCCAGTCGAAGTCTTCTGAGAAGCAGACGTGGGGCATTAGCCAGCAGCGTCTTCGAGCGCCTTAACGCGTGCGGACAGCGCAACGAAAGCAGCCTGAATATTTGCAGCTGCCGCAAGACCACTTCCAGCGTCGGCTGTCACTGCGTGGTTGTGGTTGCCAGCTGCGGCAGTAGCTGCCGTTGCACCAATCGTCGGTGCAAAGGTGGCCGGTTTGCCGGTAATGTCGGCCCATGCGGTTGATCCGCCGCCACCACCTTCAAGACCTTCAACCGTTGCACCGGCTTCAACCTTCAGTGTGCCGCCGATGACGAGCGTATCACCGCCGTCGGTTTTGTAATTCTTTGGTTGCATTCTTTAATCCTCATCAGGGATTGAACGCCAAACGCGCCAAGGAGCCAATAGAGCGCGCACGTGTCGAGGCAATACAACCTCTCCTTGCGCACTCATGTCAGGCTCTCTGTTCTCGTACAGATCAGCTGTAACCAACAAAATCGCAGCGACGATAGCGGGACCAACAGCAATGCCATCAGGCAAGGAGGGCGTTTCGCCGGTCGCAACTACTTCTCGGTCGAGATATTCTGTAACGATAGATTCCGCAGCAGCCGTGTAGATTTCAATCTGGCTGTCTTCGTCATCATGAAAGACGCGTAAGTGACGTTTGACTGTTTCAAGCTCTAATAGCGCCATTAAACCCTCCCAAAAGGGAGGGAGGCCGAAGCCTCCCAGCCGCTATTATTCCTCGACGTCGCCCTTAACGAATGCTTCTGGACGGTACACGGCAAGAGCAAGGCGCTCTTCCACGCGGATCGTCAGCATGTTCTTGACGAAGTCGTCTTCGTTCTCGCTCGAAAGCAAAACTTCCACGTCCTGACGATCAAAGATCTGAGCGGCAAGATTGAACGCACCGGTCAGGAATTCATTGACTGCCATGGCCTGCGTCTGAACTACTGGAAGATTCCAGAGGGTTGGAGCGGTCGAACCCTGAGCGTTACCGATGATGTAACGACCTTCGCCGTCCTTCGTCAGTTCAAGCTTGGCCCAATCAGTTGGATTGAGGACGAAACCGGTTGCTGGATACTCGGCAAGGATGACCTGCAGTACTGCGAGGCGCAGACGATCGATACCGTTTGCGGATGCTGGCGTAAACGCTGGGGCAAAGGCAGTAGCCTGCGGCAGAAGGCCGTTCAGATTCTGGCCGGTGCCGTCACCGTTGAGCAGCTGGTTTTCTTCAACGAACTTCAGTCCGTACGTGCCTCGAGCATTGATGTACGAAGCCAGTGCTGGCGCGTCGTCCATGATCTGGCGAGACGCCTTGAAGATATGAGCGATCGTGCGAACAGGCGTCGTTTCAAGATCGAACGTAATGTCCGACTTCGGCTTCGGCGTAGTTGGCGCTTCGGCAACCGGAGCGGCGTTGTTCGTGAAGCCAGTTTCCTTCACATATTCGATGCTGTTGCTCGAGGTTTCACCCTGTGCAAGCAGATCACGGATCGTGAAGGTGCGGTTAGGTGGAGCAATAATACCTGGCACGCGATGACCCGACACAAGCGACGTTGTATCCGAGCGGCCGGCGCCGACAGTTGTGTTGGCAGAAGTGATATCTGCGCGCTCGGCCTTTACGCGAACGGAACCGCGACCGCCCTTGTCCATGGCGAGGAACTTTTCGGATTCGACCAGATAGTCGCCAAGGCCCCTAAAGCCAGCAGTTTCGACTTCTTTTTCGCGAGCTGCGCGCTTTTCCAAACCACCCAGCCGAGTTGCTACATCACCAAGCTGCGACAGCGCCTTATCGGTTTTGTCTTTTAGTTCGGCCGAGACAGTGCCAGCCTGTTCCAGCTTTGCAGTATATTCGGAACCCAGATTGCCAACCTGTTCTTTGATGGCAGCAATCGACTGGCCAAGTTCGCCAATCTTTTCAGCAATATTCAATTCAGGCATAAAGCCCTCCTGATGTTAAATTTTGAACGATTTTGTTTCAGCGATGAGCTGATCTAGCGCCGCCGAAACAGCAGCATCCGCATCGACATCAGGCTCCCCCTGATCAGACTTGAGGTAGAGCCGAGCGGCCCGCTCTGCCTCTGAATTCGAACAACCAACAAGACCCTTGAGGCCGTTCTCGAATTCACGTTTTGAAACTTCGTCACCAGCGCGGATCTTCGCGATCAGCGCGTCAGCATCCTGGGCGCGCGCGGTGTTTGCAGCTTTGATGCGGCGAATTGGTTGAGGTGTTGCATCGGAACCGTATCTAGCCAGGGTTTCGTCCAGCGTTGCGATCCGATCAGCCATTCCCCGGTCCAGGAGCTCTTGTGCGAAAAACACTCGACCTTGACCAAACCCATCCTCTACTTTGGACTTTGTGACGCCGCGGCCTTCCGCCACTGCCTCAACAAAACGGCGATAAGAATAATCAACGCGATCCTGAATAAATTGTCGGGCATCCTCACCCAAAGGCTCAACTTCGTTGCCTTCGACCTTGTATTTGCCCGCTGAAATATACGTGCGCTTCACGCCATTTTTTTCGAGATACGCAGAAACATCATCGTGCGATGTGTAAACGCCAATAGAGCCAGCCCGGCCGGATGGCGTGACAACAATCTCATCGGCCGCAGATGCAATCCAGTACGCTGCACTTGCCGCCAAACTGTTGACCTGTGCAATGATTGGTTTGTCACCGCCACGAAGGGCGCGGATTTCAGAAGCAAGCTCATCAGTGCCCGGAACAGCCCCACCCGGACTATCAATATCCAGAATAACGGCTTTTACATCGTCGTTGGCCAGCGCTTCGTGAATGCTTCGCTTCAGAGACTGGTATGAGACACCTCCGCTGATCTCAGACATGAGGTCCATGCGCTGGGCAAGTACACCATAAACAGGGATGACAGCAGTTGCGCCTTCCGTCTTTGCTAGTTCATTAGCACGCTTGTTGCTGATACGGGCCGCGACCTCATCGGGAGAGAAGTTGCCGCCTTCTGCCTTAAACAGAAGGAAAGCGGTCATCGCTTCGAGTTTTTCAGGCGCAATTGCCCAAGGCTCGGCAGCGAATGCCGAGAGGATATTCTGATACTTCATTGAAATCCCTTAAGCAGCGCGCGTTTCGGGCGCGACATCAATCGATGGTCCGCCGTTGTGGCCGATGCCGTGCAAAGGTTGCATTGTTCCGTTGACGATGAGCTGATCGCCGCCCGGTTTGGAGGCCTTGTTTTCGTAACTGCGGGCCTCATCGGGCGTATAAATGCCGGTGTTGACCATCTTCTGCAGGAATTCAGCGCGAGCCTGGCTATCGCCTCTCAACAGGCCTTCCATGTTGAACTTCACGACAGTCGTTTTGCGCGTCTTTGCATCGAGCAAATCGCGATAGACTGCCGATTCAATGCTGCGCAGCAATGGCGTGAGGCAGGTCTTGGTAAACTGCAGAATAAGCTGCTCAATGCCGCTGCCCCATGTCGTTGTGCCGTTTGAGGCATGTCCGATCATTACCGGAGGAACGCCGAAGATGCGGCAGATCTGCTCAACGCTGAACTGACGCGTTTCGAGCATCTGTGCGTCTTGCGGATTGATCGTCAGCTGCTGGTATTTTAGCCCAGCCTCTAGAACAGCAATCTTACCGGCCTTATCAGACCCGGCAAACTGCCCAAGCACCTCACCGAGCTGTTTGCGCTGCTCTGGTTTTAGGATCTGGTCCGATGAAAGAACGCCCGCAACCTGCATGCCATTGGCAAACATCTTGCCAGCGGTCTTCTCACCCGCAAGCGCATTGCCGACAGTGTTCCTGACCACGCCGATAGGCGAAAGACCGCGATCGCAGCCGGGGATTACCATCCCGCGAACGTGGAACATCTTGTCTTCGCTAATACGTCGGATCGTGCCTGACTTGCCCTTAGACGGTTCAGTGACTTCGTAATAGCGATTGTTCCGATCGTCGCGGCAAACCTTGACTGCGAGAGGATGAAACGGGTTCAAAGCCGTAAGCCGACTGCCGTTCATCTTCTTTTCAGCAAAGAAGTTGCCATCCAGGCAAAGGCACATCGCAACCATGGCCCAAAAATCAGACGCTGTGTCGTCAAGATTGGGCATATCGTGAAGTAGCTCATACAGAACGTTTTCACGATCGATTGTGACACCATCGTCCTTGAACACGTTGCATGGCAGCGTTTTCACAGAATTGGATACTAGATTGACGCACGCCCATACGGCATCGAGCTCAAGAGCCTTTTCATAAGTAACTTTTTCACCTGACGTCGTTCCAAGGCCAAAGAAACCTCGCCAGAACTCGCCGTCAGTGAGCTTGATGGGTTTTCCGACCCATCGATCAATGAAGCCCATATTCGCTCCGTCGTGAGTTAGGCGATGACGACCATGTTATTGATAAAGTCATCGAGGTTTTCTTCCGGCTCAATCGGGGTGTCCATCGCAGCACCAATAGCCATTGCGAGCGCGACGGCCGCATCGATGCGAACCGAAGCTTTCGTTTTGACAAACCATCGGTTTTCTTGCGGGTCGTGATCGAACGTGGCACCCATGAGCGCCGTCATCAGCACCGGGTTTCGCCTCAAACGAATGCGCCCGTCGATGATCATGTCTTCTAGCGCCAGCACCGAGCCCGGCATCCACAAGCCTTGCGGCGGTGGCAGGCCAGCGGCTTTTGCGGCTTCAACTTTCGATGGTTCGGGCTTAGCCCTGACCTTACCACCCTGCGGATGTGCAACATGATCAACTTCAATGCCGAGCGCGTCGACCTCTTCGCGAAACTTGTCGTAAGCGTAGCGGTCGTAAGCAATGGCTTTGATCTCAAACTGCTGATCAAGCTTCTGAAGGCGTGCCGCAACGAAGTCATATCGGACACGTTTGCCCGGCGTGGCATTGAGCCATCCTTGCTGCACCCATAACTCATATGGCGCTTTGTCGGCCTGAGCTCTGGCTTGCAGAGTTTCTTGTGGCGTCCAAGCCTCAACCCACGCGTCAAAGGTCGGCAGACTGACTGTAGCTCCGTCTTCGCGTTCCATTTCCATGAAACCCGTAGGAACCACGCAGGCAAGAACCGTCATATCCTTGCTGCCCGAAAGGTCGACGCCCATGAAAACCGGCTTGTCAGCGTGATCATCTTCGGGGTCGAAGTCGTCCATGACGCTTTCGACAGTCTCACGCGGCATCCAGGCCTTATCGGCATCTGTCCAGCAGCAAAAGTGCAGGCGAAGAATGCCGTTCAGCTTGCCCGGCATCTGTTTGGCCTGAGCAACAACGCCTGCAAGATATTCGTGCGTCAGAATCACGCCTAGAAGCGGATTAGCTTTCTTCCAGCAAGTCGGATCGTTCATAGGGTCATCACCCTTATCGAGCGCACAAACCCATGCAAACGTCGTGTCATCGATGACTTCCCCGACGTAGTTAAACACCTCGTCTGGCGTCTGCGTACCGGCTGCAACACGAACTGCGTGTTCATGTTCTTCCCAGCAGATGCTGTTCTTGTCACTGCCCGAGTTGGTGATCATCAAAAGCAGCGGCTGGCGACGAAACTTGAAGCCGCGCTCGAGCATTTCCATCGTCGATCGGTCTGGATGCTCATGCACCTCATCGCAAAGCGCGAAATGCGGCCGTGGACCAGAACCTGACTTTCCAGAATCCTTTGAGATCGGACGGAAAAACGATTGTGACTTATGGTGCGCAATATTGAACTCGCGCCCGATACCGCCGCTGAACTTCACACGTTGCATCAACGCAGGTGCAGCGCGCGCCATTTTCACAGCGTCCTGGAATAGGATTCCTGCCTGTTCTTTCTTAGCAGCGGCAGCGTAAATCTGCGCGCCTGCTTCCTTGTCGGCGATCAATCCAAAAAGGCCGACACCGCCAGCGAATGGAGACTTGCCGTTACCTTTGCCTTCTTCGATGTACGCACGACGAAAACGGCGGGAACCGTCCTCACGCTTCCAGCCGAACAACGAACCGAGTTTGAAGGCTTGCGATGCGTGAAGTTTAAAAGGCTTACCTTCAAACTGGCCTTCTGAAAGCTTCAGTCGATCTTCGAAGAAGCGAAAAACACGATCCGCTTCCGCGTCGTCAAACCAGATCCCACGCTCATGACCTGTCGCCAAATCGTCGAAATGGCGCTGGCAGGCGTTCCGAACGTGCGGGCCTGCAATCTCAGTGCCGTCAAGGACAGCTTGCGCGTAAGCGCTCACACGCTTCAGCGCAGGCATATCAGTCAAGCAGATCGTCCTTCTCATCGCCGTCATCGCCAGTCGCAACTTTCGATGCGTCAGCAGGCGTTGCACCCATCTGACCAAGCATCTGGCGCAGCAAGTTCATCGCTTGCACGCCAACTTCTTGCCCAGCCATGATGCGGCCCTGAATATTGGCCGCCATACCGACCAGAGTGCGATGCGACTGGTTGAGCCACGGCAGCTCTTTTTCAAACAGCTTCCATGCAGCTTTGGCTTTGAGCTCCGGCGTATCCTTCAACCATGCGGGAGGATTGCCGAGCGGGCCGTCAGACTTTGCATCGGTGCGGTTTTTGAAGCGCTGTGGGTCTTTCTTGTCTCTCCCCTCGATTTTAGCTTTGCCGAGGGGATTTCTCGGCTTTGCCATTGTGGAAATCCTTCAAGAGGGGTCATATTTTGAATTGCGGATGCGTGCGCTGTGGACCCTCGCCGTTCCGGCGTTTTCGACCTTCGTCGACTTTTTGATGCCCCCCCCGGGGGGTCAAACCGGCCACCCGTCGGCCCCGAAGGTCACGATGTCCTGACCTCGCTCTAAGCGCTGCTTGGTTCGGTCGTGGCACGTCTTACAAAGTGACTGGAGGTTGCCTGCATCCCAGAAAAGGAATTCGTCGCCCTTGTGAGCGATCACATGATCGCACACGGTCGCCGGTTCGACATCGCCGACCTGCAAGCAGAACATGCAAAGCGGTTGCTCGGTCAGTTGTCGCTCGCGCATTCGCTGCCATCGGGCCGTTTTATAGAGGCGGATCCATGTGCGTTGTGTCAACTGCGCCTCAAAGCTGCCACTGGAATATCGATACCCCGAATCTCTCCTCTTGATTCGAAGTACATCACTCTCGCGATTAAGCCGCTATTCGATATGCTCACAACAGTCATTCCAGCTCCGCCAGACGCTAGTCGAACACTATCACCTACAGAGATTGATTTTTCAGTCATCAATGTATCTCCACTTAAAAACCAGCTTAGGTGCGCTTGCGCCTATGGACCTACCCTCGGTGGTCGTGACCTGCACGGTTGTATGTCACTCGTCTATGGCAGTTGGCGCACCTGACCTCACACTTCTCAACTTCGTCCCTAACACTGCTTAAGCTTTTGGATAGACTATTAGCTGCTCCAATATTGAAACTCTTATCGCACCCAGGAATATGATCAAACTCGAGAACAATAATATCAGTTTCTCCGCAATCCACGCATGGGTGACAGCTAAGATACTCTTTAAGAAAATCCCTTACCGAACTCTTGTTGTCGTTGTCGTGCTGCCTTGCGCGAGACTTATATTTCTCTTTATTCTGGCTGTAGTGCCATCGAGAATAAGCGCGCCTGGATTCTGGATCGTCACGACTTGTGATTGGTTTGTCCACTCCCGCCACTTCTCCACTCCGCATTGAATTGGTGCCCTCACGAGGAATCGAACCCCGGACCATCTGCTTACAAGGCAGTTGCTCTCCCAACTGAGCTACAAGGTCGAATTGATCGGCGGGGAGCCCGATAAGCTCAACCCGCCGTATCCCGTCTGCCGGAGGAGAAACAGCGCCGGGGATTTGAATAGATTGGCAAGCGCAATGCAGGCGTGCACTGCCTATGTCTGCGAGCCGATGACTGCAGGGGATTGCGCTTGCTTTTCAGATTGACGACAGCGCAGGCGACGCATGGCAAAGCCAGTGGGGTCGGCATGCTTTCTACTGTCGTCGGGTAGTTACCCCGCGCTCAGCGGCTGCAATGAAATGCAGCATGGCGCAGGGTCCGTCGCCATTGCGCACGGAACAGTGTGGGGCAACCGCTATGCGGTTGAACCCCTTCACTATACTCTCCGCGAGATCGCAAAAAGCGGCAGTTACGCCGCATATTTTTTTAAAACGGCAGTAAGATTATCGTTGGCGGCCATTAGACGACGCTTCCCTTGGCGCTCCTTCGTGCGGATATGACCTTTTCCTGAAAGGTCGCTAAGTGTGCCTGCCGTCATTGCAGCGTCAAGGATGTCTCGATCCCTGTCCTTCAAATCCTGCAACGCATCAAACCACACTTTGCGTTCGATCATTGCTGACAGCGTATCTTCCCACGCCTCACCACCCCCTCCCGCACATGTTGTCTTTCGCATACCAAGGAAGCTATCAGCGACTTTCGGCGATCCACACGGCAACCCTTTCGGATACCGAGTGTAGGTGACCTTGGACATATCTGTGTTCGCATAAGCTTCAGCTAATGTCTGTGCTGATTGCTCCGCGGTGAAACTCTGACCATTGCGGCGCTTGCCGTTTGGAATGTAACGGGGTGGCTGAGTATCGAGCGTGGCTGCGAAATAGTGATTGCTGTCCACTATGTGCCTTGGATCAGCGCCACCGCCTGACTGCACATCCGTTTTGTCACGAGATCCGAGCATTGAACCTGTCGGCATCCGAATGTCTGCCTGAATGACGTCGCCATCAATGCCCAGAACGTAACCAACCTCAGTCTGGTTGCCGTCACTGAAACGCAGGCGCCCGATCTTTACTGTCTGGCCTTGGTCGTTTGTTTCCAATTCACCAGATGCAACGCTGTCCATGATGGCTTGCACTGATGGAGTGACGAGGCGTTTACGCTCAAACCCCATGTCAGCAACTTCTTCAGGATCGTTGTCATTCGCAGATGGAGTGACAGACCAGTTCGTCTGCATCGGCTCATATTCTTCTTCAGGACGATTGCGATAAGCCATTAGAGCTTTAAGCTGTTCTGCGATAGATCCATGACGGGTGGACTTGCTCATGCTGCTTCCTCATCAAAGCTCTCGTATTCCGCCTCTTCGTCGCAGTATTCGGATTCTTTGTCTGCGTACTTCCACCCTTCTTTCAGGGTTTTGGCCGCTGAACGTTCTGAATCGTGCCATTCCACAGCCCACCCATCACGGTCTATGAATGTTTCACCATCGTCGGTGACCTCTTCCGTAAACTGACACTTGGCTGCGACGGCATATCTTTTTCCATCCGACCCTTTTACCTTGATGAAATAACCTCCACGCGGCTCACCATATTTTTCAGAGAAATAACCCTCAATTTCTGACGATTTCACTACATCCATCGACCCGATGATGGTTACGCTCTCTGGTAAATTATCATTTGCTACGATCATAGAATTCTCCTCGTGTTTGGTTCGTCACTTACGCGGCTTGGTTTGTCGCGCTTTCACTCAGCCAGCCTTTAACCAGCCTCACTGCCTGCTCTGCGGCATCGTCCTCGGTTACTGCCCTGACGACCACGACAGGAAAGCCAAGAGCATCAAGCAACGGATGGCGGGTTATCTGGCTTGGTTCGAGCTTAGCCTTGCCGACCTTGTTTTCAATCTGGCGAAGCACGCCGCCGTAGAGATAGATCCGGACGTCTGCTTCTCCCGGCGTCAGTCCTGCCGCTAATGCTTCGGCTCTTGCCTTGGGACCACGCTTAGCTGCGTTCTGATCTCCAGCCAGTGTGAATGTTCCTGGCCTCACGTCTCTCGCTGTGTGAACGTATTCTGGCAATCTGCGTAATGCCCGGACCTGTGCAGCTTGCAGTTCCCATTCCAGAGGCAGGGCTGCTTTTGTCGTCACCTTGCCTTCGCGTGTCGTGATGATCGTGCGGACGCCATTAATGCGGACGGTTTGCGTTGTGGCTTTTAGCTTTGATGCTGGTTTGGTGCCGGCTGTAGATTTGAGCTTGGTCTGACCGAGCTTGTTGGATGACGGGCCTTTCAGCGCACTTCTTTGTGTCATGGTCTCTCCTCATGTTCATGGTGCGTCAGCTTGGTGGGCTGACAATTCACATCATGGTGGGAGTGACAGGTCGGTCAAGCGTCGACCGGCATAATTTCAACCAACCTCAAATCAGGTTGTATTTTTCAATCGGGGAATTTTCTAAAAAGCGCGTAGTTCTCAAACGCATAGAACTACGCGCTGCGCGCTTTGTGCGTAAGTTTCTATATAAGAACTCTTACGCACTAAAAGCAGCGTGCTTTTGCGCAAGTCTTTTTAGGTTTTTTGAGACTTACGCAACAAGACTTACGCAAACTTTTAGTTGTAATTTGAATGTGACAGCTGGTTGTATTTTAGGCTGAAATTTCTGTCGCTGGAATGTTATCGTTGTGTGCTTCTCGCTCCATTTCGAACCAGAATGTTGGTTTAGGAACCGACTCATATGGTTCGAAACCTTGCGAGCGTAGCCATGACACTTGGCGAGCATTGAAAGATGGTAAGCGGAAGTCTCGACATGCAATCAGCATATGCTTGTAATCGCGCCAATCTTCGAGCGATTTTGCCCCTTTTTCGCTGTTACACGGTTTGCATGATGGAACAAGGTTCCTAAGCGCATGGGTGCCGCCTCTGGCTTGTGGAACCAAGTGCTCAACGTCAAATACGCCATCAAGATTGACGCCACAGTAATAGCATTTCCCGTTAGTTTTCGCCTTAACGGCTGGTGCAACCATCTGTCGAATAGACGCCCAGCTTAAACCATTCATGCTCATAGACTCTCCAATAATCAGCAAGTTACATAGTTAATGTTGAGTAAACGCAAAAAGCGGAGCCGAAGCCCCGCTTGCCTTTCGTCCGCCTTTTCACATCGCTCGAACAAACGTCGTCGCCCTGCGCTGAACAGGGTCCCGGTCTTCCACCTTCGTTAAGAAGCCCTCCGCAAACAGCGCCTTAGTGATCATCCCGACACGCTTCTTGTCGGTCTCTTCGTCGACGTCCAGCTGCAACGCGTACGCAACGGCACGCCCTACCCAATCTTTGGCCTGTGGTGCCGGCTTATACATGCCGCCGTTCACAACACCGCGGATGGCGTCGCGCTCGTCCTCGGTAAGTTTCTCAGCAACCTCCTCGCTGGTCGGCCATGCCCATGCCGTCACAACCGGCGCATGATCTTGAGGCTTGGTCAAGCCCTGCCCGTTCCCGAGCGCAACACTTTCCAGCTTTCGCCAATCCGCTCGATGTGAGAGGGGCGCAAGATTGGCCTTTCCGTAAGTGACCGAAAAATATGAAAACCGCGCTTCGTGTGTAAGGCCAGCCTCACTGGCTTGTGCTTCCGACATGCGGTTAAGTACACGCACTGAGCGCGCCGCTCCGATCAGGGACACAGCACCGCGAGCGTCTTCAACCGTCGCTTCACGATCGCTCACCTTGCGCAGATGGTGCACAATATCGATAGAGCAATTCGTGCGGTCAGCAACCTGCGCCCAAAGCTTGGCCACCTTATCGATTGCGCCGTTGTCGTTTTCATTGACCTGGTGCGTCGACACGAACGGGTCAACAATCATCACGTCAATGCCCAGCTCCGAGATCGTTTCGACGACTGCTTCAACAACCGGCTCCTGAATGCGCACGCCTTTCTTGTCATCGATCGCAATGACCAATTCCTGCTCGCGGCCAGTGTCTAGAAACAGATGCCCATCGATATCCGCTGGTTTCAGATTGAAATGAATGCACGCGGCCATGATGCGGCGCTCAAGCTCGTCGCGGGGATCTTCGGCATTGAAAAGCCAGACCTTTAGACGCTTCGGCGGTTTCGTGCCATTGAGCGCTTTACCCGACGCCATGGCCAATGCTTCGACGATGCTATTCGCAGTCTTGCCGAGACCGCCCGGCGCAACAGTTACTGAAACATACTTGCGAATGAAGTGCTTACCGAACGCAAACTCGCGCCGTGGAAGCGTCGCGGGGTCTTTCCATACGAATGGCGTCGCAATAATTGCTCGTTTATTTTCAGTGGTTTGTTCGCCACTGCTAATATTCTCATCGAAGTCAGCAACGGACTCTGTAACAACGTCGGTGCGCGCCTCAGCTTTGGCCAGTCCATTGGCAATCATGCGGCTGATATCGACCAGACGAGTGTTGTCGTTATCATTCTGCGGCACACTACGTGGGCTGCGGGCACCAGCAGCAAGGCCGTTATCGATGGTCTTGACGCAGCGCGGCCAATCTCGGCCCCAGCCTCTTGCCACATCCTGCAGCAGAGCGCGCGCTTCGGATTCAGCCAGGGCACCAGCCCCGACGAATGTGCCCAAGCGGAACGCAGCGTCGTTCAGCCGGTTGTTGCGATTGCCCATCGGTTCAAGCGCTAGATCGTCCAGCTCTGATTGAACCGCACGCTCGACATAACGGTCATTGATCTTGCCGCTAACAGACGGTGCTGCAGTGTAGGTGCTTTCGTACGAGCGTGGCAGCACCAGCTCCAGCAACCAGTCTGGCGCGTCGACCGGCTCTTGTTCTGAGATCCAGCGATAAGGCAGGCCAACCTCTGGCACGCTCCCAGCCGCAATGACATAACCGCCGTCACCGCGAACGTCGACGCCGGAGCCAAGCGCGCCGCGATTTCGAACTCCCTGACGATGACGAAAGAAGTAGTGACGGCCGCCGCTCGTGGTTTCTGCGGTCAGTGTTGCAGGCAGCACGCCGTGTGCGGCCTCCAGCGATGCAAGCGTTTCGTCGCCGCCGTGTTTCGGATCGATATCCAGCACCCATGCGCCAATAGGTGCACCTGTCGGCACGCCAATCATAGCGAACGGATTGCGGCGCCAGTATTCGCGAACGATGCGCTCATTCAGCGTCGCTCCACGGAACCCGTTGATTGTGAGGGGGGTCTTGGTGGCGAGGATCTCAATACAACCGTCCTGATCGACATATTCATCGTCGCGATGGCGGCAAGGAAACACTGGCCAGTTTTGCGCCTGATACGACAGCGCAACGTCGAGCATTGGGTCTTCTTCGACAACGGACGTGATGTTAGTATGCATGTTTGTTCCCTTGGAGAAAACGAATGAACGAAGCCAGATACAGCATTCGAGAAATGCCAGACGGAACCTGGGCCGTTATTGATAAAGTGACGGAACAAGTAGCCGAGCTCGGCGGTAACGTTCAAACCGGGTTTGAGCAGTGGCAAGCCAACTACACCGCTGGCCTACTCAACCATCTCTATGCGGAGGGCCACAGCGTATTGCTGCAGTGATTGTCGTTGGCTGCTTTCGGCATTAACCGCTCGATACGCTCGCCAACCCATCGGAACTTTGGAACCGCCCAGCTATTGCCCAACGCTTTGTAACGAGGCCCGTCTGGGCTGTTCGTTTTATTGCGCCAAGGGATGTCTGTGTATCCGTCTGGAAAGCCTTGCAGGCGCTCGCATTCTGTTGGCGTGAGACGGCGGACGGCCCAACCCTGTTGGACGGCAACCTGTCCGCCACCGTTGTTGTGACTGTCCTTGTGGCCCATGGCGCGTAAGGTCGGTGCAACGTCACCGACGCCAAATCCACTGCGTCCTGATGCCTTGCAGTCGAAGGCAACAGGAGCACAAACAGCACCGACGCCAATTCCAGCGCGACCACCATTCGGGGTGAGCAGCGCATTCGCTGTGCCATCCTGCCGGTATTCCAGATCATGACTTTCGCCGCGACCCCGGACTGACAGTGTGTAAGGCTGGGCTATCATCGTCTCGGTTTCATAATCCTGTCGGCCCATGCCACCGGCATTCAGGCAGTGAGAGACATCGCCGGACGACGAGACTGCCACATATGCCTCGCTATCGTCACTCAGGGAGCAATTGCTCTGTGCTCTAAGGCTTGGCGCAACATCTCTGGTAAGGCTTTTCTGCGAGCTGCGGCGCGGCGGAGTATTCCCTGACAGGCTTTTGCGCTCAAATAGAACTGCTGCGGGATCTGCCCCGTTTCCAAAATCTGCGATAACGATGACACGCTTGCGTCGTTGGGCCAATCCGAAATATTGAGCGTCGAGAAACCGCCAAGCGGCCCGTGCCCGTGGCCCGGCAACCATACCTGCGTTGGGCCATTTGTACCCGTCTGGCGGCAGCAAGGTATCATCTGCTCCGACAAGTCCTGCCAGGAAACATCCGAATGCGTTGTCTTTGGTCGATAGGACGCCGGGGACATTTTCCCAGACGGCGTTGCGAAGTCCATTTCCTGCTGCAAGCTCATGTGCAAGCTCCACAAAGGCTAGGGTTAAGTTGCCGCGTGCGTCTTCAAGCGACCTGCGCGCGCCCGCAATAGAGAATGCCTGACAAGGTGTGCCACCACATAGGATATCGACACGACCGAGCGCCGATGTATCGATCTTTGTGAAATCTCCAAGGTTCGGCACATCTGGATAATGATGCGCCAGCACCGCTGATGGGAATTTATCAATCTCGCTAAACGCAACCGCCTGCCATCCGAGTGGATTCCACGCAACCGAAGCCGCCTCGATCCCGCTGCAGACTGAAAGAAAGCGCAGCGCGTTGTTGTCGTTGTCGTGTTTCATCAAAACGGCGCCTAACCTAAAATGGAGCTTCTTTAAGAGCTTCCCGCATCCCTCGCCCGCAGCCCTCCCATGCGGCTTTCACCAGCATGCGTGCTTCCAGCGCGTCGCACTCAGCAAGGTCGGTTTTGTTGATGCTTGACAGGAAAGCCCCGACCGCCTCAACGCCGGTATCAAGTGCGCGTAGTTCGTAAGGATCGAGTCTGCGGCGGGAACGGATATGCTCGGCTATGTCAGCGCATTCCTTGCATAGCCATCGGATCGGCTCTTTGTGTTCCTGCACGCCGAGACCAACGGCGTGACGGAAGCAGACTTGGCATTGATCTGGATGGCTCATGCTGCCATCCTCCCCAGCAAATCTTGGTTATGATTGGCCGCCACATACTTCTCAGACTCATTGCCCCATGAAGACCAGCTCGGCCACGCTTGACGGGCGAAGAGCTCGAGATAAGGACCGTCAACCAGCTTCTCGATGCGTCCGTATTGCTCATCTGGCTTGCGGGAATGCTCGCGGCGCGGAGCCTTGATCAGTGAGCGCACACCTTTCGATAGACGGCGAGGCTTACCGCGTTTGAAAAGATGACAGATCTCAACTTCCTGCCGTGTCCAGTAACCCATACCCATGCGGCCTTTGTCCCAGACAAAAGCAACGCTGACAGGCTTGAATCCCCATGCAGCTGCCACATCGAATGCAGCAGCCTGCAAATGTGAAACCGTCCACATGAACAACAAACAGTCGCGAGCGCATACCTCCTCAACAGGTAGCGCTTTGATATCGTCAAGTGACATCACGCCGTAAGGCTGACGGCCTCGTGCCGGTGCAACGTCTTTTTTTCCGTATGTTCTGAAAGACCATGGCGGGTCAGCAAGGACGCAGCCGAAAGGCCCGCTGGGTAGCGGTGCATGCATTCATTCTCTCCTCGTGTTTGGTAACCCGCCAGTTGGTGGCTGGCGGGGTGTTGATTAAAGGCTGTGTGCGCCGCCGTGTCCGTTGGAGCAACATATCCCGTGTGGTGTCATAAACTGCGGCTCTCCACATTCACTGCAACGCGGAACGGCGAACTTTTGCTGGCAAGCAGAGATCGAGCTGTAAAGGTCTGGAAACCAGTCGTCATAGGTGGAGACATTCATCCGACCGTCTGCTGCTGAATTATAACCGCACGGGCATTCGTATTCATTGCTGATGTAGAGGCCGACCCCCACGTCAACGCATTCCGCTTCTGCCGTGCCGCCACATTCGGGGCATTTCATGAACTGATCACCGTAGTTGGTCATGTTGCGCCATCGAAGAAGTGGAGGACGAATTCACCGCCGCACAGAATTGCGGTAGAAATGTAGGATGCTCGCGACTTATTCGGCGCTGGACTTCCAGTCCCGACAACGAATAACTTGCGCGATACCTTTGGAGCACCTGGACAACAGCGGTACCAAACTTGCAGCGATTTGCTGTCTTTGAACTGTTCAGCTACAGTCAATATTTCAGAACCTGAAGGTAGCGAGAGGTCAACTGAATCATCGTCACGAATTTCAGAGAGATGAAACGTTTCTTTGAAGACGGTTGTACCCATCACCTCGCAACGCGCTCCTCACGCACATTAAAGCCCGGCACCTGACGCATCCCGGCTCGTACGGTTTCCTCGGCCATTGCCTGTACAACAGCTTTGAAACGCTCTGGTGCACGCCCGTATGCCCAATCAAGAGCCACACCCTCGTCAACAAGATCGCAATGCCATACCGAGCGCAGACCAGTGCCAGTCGTTGCCGCCTTGTCTTCGCGTTTCGCCCAACGGTCGGCTTGCTTGGCTTCCTTGACCAGCTCCTCGGCCTGCTCGCGCGCTTCCAGATTGCCTTTGCTCGCCTGCATGGCTTCCTGCGCCTCACGGATTACACGGTCGGCTTCCTCACGCGCTGCCTTGGCTGCAGCTTCCTTTTCAGCGGCAACCTTATTGCGCCATGGGGTCAGCAGCCCTTGCAGCACTTCCTTGCCAAGCACGACCTTGCCCTTGCCTGACGTCTTTGTGTTGCCGATCAGTTTGTTGTAACGCGCCTGGATTTCAGCCTTTGCATCGTCGTGCGGCTTGGCTTCAGTCTTGCGAGCGGTATCGGCACGGTTGCCAGCCTCATGCAACTTGTCGTGTAGTTCGGTTACTGCATCGGCGAGAGCCTGATTGTCGATCGCTTCGCCGTCCGCGAACAGTTTAGCTTCTCCGTAAAGGTCTTCGATTTCCTGCTTGATCGTCTCGTATGCAGACGTCGGCGGGTTGTTGTGTCCTGCCTGCGCCGTGGTTCTGGGATTGTACGGATCGTAGGTGTCTGCGTCGGGATTTTTCATTTGTGCTCCTCGTGTGGTTGGCTGGTAAGGCCGGGTAATGCTCATTGTGGTGGGGTCGTCATTCAACGCAACAGGAATCTAAAGTAAATGTAACTTTTACTTGCATGCCTTTGATGTTACGTTTGAATTGCGTATCGGCTTCCGGGTGGGGGCGTCGTACGCAGTCGCTCTGACAGCTCGCGCTGCAGGGCGACTTTTTTTGGTTGCTGCACTAACAATTTGCAACTGCAACAAACTGTCATTTCCGAATTCAGCGCTCGTACCTATTTAATGTCGGCATCCTGTTCGCAGGACGGCACCCGTATCGCGCGACCCAAGCCCCCCGCCCAAGCGCGATACGGGCCTTTTCTGAAGAAGAACGTCGGGCCATTCATGTACTCATAAGAATAAATCAAATCCCACTGAATTTGTGGGAATATGTATTCAACGGTACTTATTGCTTTACTAAACTAATACTGCTAAACGGTCCCCGTCTGGGAGGATAAGACCGCCTGCGCGCGCTTCGGCGCTGCCGGGCGGTTTTCCATTTTTAGGGCCATACATATGCTGCATAACTGATGTGCATCATCGCCCATTGTAAACATCATACCAGCTATCTATCTTCAGGTTGTTCAGTCTCACTCCTCCTCCCAGAGGCTGAACTCGAAGCGTGGCACTCCTCCTCCCAATAGCCGCGCTTTCCAGATCAGCCCGTTGCACACTCCTCCTCCCAGTGCAGCGGGCGTTCTTGTTTTTGGGGCTTGCTTCAGAACGGAATCTCGTCGTCCAGCATCTCCGAAAGACCTACCGAAACATTGTCGTTCGCAGGCTCCGGCGAATTGCCGTTATCGGCCGCGGTTCCTGCCCTTACGTCTTTCACATTCCAGTATTTGCCATTCGGAACGACGCTGATTTCGTCGGTGGTGAGCAACTCACGCTGACGTTCGAGCCATTCCATCACCGTCTTTGGAAACGGCCGCTGGCCTCCGTGTTGTGTCCACCATCGATGCGCCTTGGTTTGTGCGAAACCCGTATGTTGCGGGCAAAGCCATTCATTGATCTGCGTATAGCTTGCGATGTAGCTGCACTTGACCGACGGCGGCTTGTCGCCCTTACCTTCGTGAAAGTGAAACGTCCGACCTGTCACTTTGCGCCATTCTGCTTCGGCGGTGGAAAGGACTGGGGCATCAGCTGCTTGAGCCGTAATGGACGTCTTTTCGCTTTCAGGAAAGATATACCCACAACAGTGGCATACCTTTGCCGATGCATGAATTGTTTCGCCGCATCCGAACTTGCCTTCAGTGTCACGCAATGCTCCCGGCGTTTCTTCACTTGGACACACCTTTCTAGGCGCTTCACCGTCACCGCTCCCCGGCGCCTTCGGCATGATCTGGTCGATAGGGCCGTGATAGGCAAGATTCTTGCCGTGATCAGCAATTAAGCAATCGGTCTTCCCCGGCGAATTTCGCGTACCCCGTCCTAAAATCTGCACGAGTTTTCCCGCCGATTTAGTTGACAATATGAGGCTGATAAAGTCCACGAAAGGAAAATTCGTTCCTGTCGTAATCATTGATACTGACGAGATAGCCCAGTATTTTCCTGATCTGAATCCGTCAAATATCTCCCTAGTTTGATGAGCGTTGTCGCTTGTCAGGACGGCACAAGTGCGTCCATGATTGCGAATGCATTCGGCTATATGACGGGCGTTTTCCTTACTGGTGCTAAAGAATAGTCCTGCACGGCGACCCTCAGACATAACTATATCTTCCGCGACAGCGACCTCAATGATCTTCTCCGCAGCGGCCGATAGCTGTCCCGGTATGTAATCACCGCCCCTTGATCCGACTCCCTTTAGGTCAATTTTCGCGCTCGTCTTGTGGCTGGTGAGCTTCGTCAGGTAACCATTTTCTATTAACTCCGCGATGCCTATTTCATAGACGACATCGTCAAACAACTTGAACCTGACTTTATTGCCGTCCTCATCAACATCGTCGTCGGAATCCATTTCATCGGTAAGACGACCTGAATCCATACGGTAATCGGTTGCTGTTGTGCCAGCCGTTCTGCTGTCGGGGTTCGCCTCGCGTACATCTCGGAAGAATTTGCCATATTGGGTATTAGCATTGCGGCTGATGGCATGAGCCTCGTCGACCAGAACAAGATCGATCGGGCCCAATTGCTTGACCTTATTCCAAACCGACTGAATGCCACAGAACAGCACTTGTGCCCTACTGTCACGACGATTGAGGCTAGCGGAATAAATTCCAGCAGGCGAAAACGGGCAGAGACCCAAGAACTCCTTGAAGTTCTGTTCGACCAATGACGCCGAATGCGTGACATTGACGATACGCATGTCTGGGTATTGAGCAAGCAACTCCTCAATGATCTTGGCAATAACCAGGGCTTTCCCGGCACCGGTAGGCAGCACAATTAATCCGTTGCCGCCGCCATTGGCCCAATATTCATAAAGCGCGTCTATGCTTTCGCGTTGATAAGACCTGAGTTCCAGCATCATGCTACCTTTTTTATCATCGCAGCGGTGATTTCATCGTTGTCAGGGTGTAAGCTCTTTCGCCTCTCCCCCGTTATTATGCGTCGCGCCTGGCCGGGCTCCATATCGAGAAACCTTGCGATACTGGCAAAGGTACTCCCACCGAAGCGCATCACATGTGCATGCCTTATCTGGTCGTCCGTCGCTTTTATTCGGCAATCTAGCGATTTTTTTTCGCTGGATGTCTGCGACACCATTTCTCTCGTTATAGGGTCGTTATCAGGATGAATGTGATGCCATCTTTCGCCCGTTGTAATTCTGCGGACCTGCTGCCCCTTAATACCGAACGCTTTAGCAATCTCATCTGAAGTTATGCCAAGCTTTCGTTGGACATGGATTTGCCTCGCGATCTCCGTAGTGATTTTAGCGTCGCCGACCAGTTCGCCCATGAGCTTAGTGCCATGAATGATTTTGTCAGCCTCGTTCTCTTTCTGTGTCGCCCATCGAAGGCAGAATGGGCTGACACAGCCTTTGTTTCCGTTCCCGCAGGTGTGAGCAGCTTGGTGTAGGTCCGACGGTGGTGGGCCCTTAGTCTCAATGCAAATGTACCTATGCACGTGCTGTGGCTGATTATTTATCGTGAAACAGGCATACCCCTTTCTATCTCTATAAAACGGCCAGAATACACACCCCTTCAACTCTGTAGATCGGGTCACGACGTCATCAACAAATGCCCGCGCTTCACCAGGCCTTGCACGTTTTGGCTGATTATCATTATCGTATGTCACGCCGCCTTCCTTCCCTCGCCATCCACCCAGACGTCTCCCGACTTCATCCTGTAAGTTATCGTTTCTGCGTCCTCATCGACATCGATCTGTTCACCGTTCACCATACCGGGCAGATACAAATGCGCCGGGCAGCCATCGCGCTGCTCGTCGATCGACAATGGCTTTGCCCATCTCGCGCACGAGATATGGCAATCACCGCCGCTTTCAGGTTGAGCATGAAGGCAAGTTCGGCAGTTCACTCGCGGCTGTGCGTCGTGATGACAGACCGCTTTATGCTTGCAGAACATGCATCCAAAGAACTCCGGGTTTTCGCTAATCCTGCTCGGCGGCATGTCCGAAAACACGAGGCGTTCGCAGCGCGCTACTAGTCGCAGGCAGAATTCCAGATCATATTCGATGCGCTCGGAATACAGGCTGTCGCTATCCTTGCACGACACCAGATAAAGACATCGGCTCAGACCGAAGGCATGCATTCCAAGCTGGCACTGGGCATAATGCAACGGCTTGGCTTTCTGGCATCCATCCTTAACAATCAGCGCGAAGCCCTTGGCATTGCTCGATTTAAACTCAAGCAGGTGTTCGGTCTTCGACGCTTCGGGCACATTCATTGCCTTACCGTCACACTTTCCGCGCACGAAGCCAGACACGAGCCGGATCTTGTCTTGCTGACCGTACACGTCGACGCCGATGCGCTCGAGATCAGCGACGAGCCGATCTTCCTCAATGTTACCCGTTTCAAACAAGCGCAGCTGGCGGCCGCTATGCACCTCGTGGGCGGAAGCCCAGCGGAAACCATACCAAAGCGCCCTGTCGCATTCGGTGCCCGCCTCGCCCACGCTGATGCCCCACGAGTCCCAGGATTTCGCCTGGGCCTCGTAAGCAGCATAAATCGCGCCGACGGTTGTCGATTGAGGTTTGGGGAGTGGTGCCACTAGAAATTCCCTGCCTCCAACTGTGAAACTTGATACTGCGCAACTTCCAGCGAAGAGAAAGCGCCAGAGCAAATGCGCGAACGCATTCCCTCCGATGTTAGGTAGCTTTCGATGATCCGAAATGGCCGATACGTTTCGGGTGAAACCTGCTTGAATATCGCGAAGGTGCTTTTCATGGTCACCACACCTACACGCGCATCGGCATAATTACGCACCTGTATCCCGGCCTACTGGCTGACGTGATCAGCGCAGGTGAACCAGAGTCCGCCATCGACATCATGACTTCATCTGTGCCGAATGCACTCATGAGATCGGTGACATACTGACCGTTGAAACCGATTGTCAGTGGCTCTGCGCTAAACGAAACCTCCATCTCCTCGGTTGCGTCGCCGCGATCTGGATTAGCAACATTCAGCGTCAGAGCATCAGACGCAAATGAGAAGCGAACTGCCTTACCGCGTTCACTGGCGATAACAGACGTGCGGCCGACAGCTTCGCGCAGTGCTTTCGCCGACAGCGTAGCTACACGCTCCGATGGCTTGGGAATAACGCGCTCGTAATCCGGATATGTGCCGTCGACGAGTTTCGACACGATGACAGTCGAACCGCTCTCGACCATCACCTTGTTTGACGAAAGCGAAACCGACACAACGCCTGTCGGCAGCAAGGATAGCAGCTTGTTAGGCAGAATTACCGGCGCAAACGTGGCTTCCTGCTCAATGCGTGTCGATGCGAGACGATGCCCGTCTGTCGCCGTGGCAGCGATATGGCCGTCCTTTGCTTCCAGAAATACGCCGTTCAGGTAATAACGGGTTTCCTCGGTGCTGACAGCGAACTGCACTTCTTGCACGAGCGCAGCGAGATCGATTTCGATCTTGGTGTCGAAGCTTCCGTGATTGAAGGACGGAAAGTCAGCGGCTGGCAGAGTATCCAGCTTAAAGCGGCTCTTGCCAGATTTAACGATCAGATGATTGCCGTTGGCTTCCAAGTTAACGTCACTTGTGGCGCGTTTGGCAATATCTAGAAGCAGCTTACCAGCAACCGTGACAGTGCCGTCCTGGCTATCCAGAACCGGCAAGCTGGTGCTGATTTCCAGATCAAGATTTGTACCGGTAATGCTCAGCTGTCCTTTGTCCGCGGACAAGAGCACGTTGCCAAGAATTGGGATTGTCGTTCTGGCTTCAACCGCCTTCGTCACTGTCGACAAGGCGTGCGCAAGCTGCGCTCGGTCAAGCGTTACCCGCATGGGTTTCTCCTCGTGTTGGTGGTAGGCGCGGCTGGTGACCGCGCCGTGGTTGGTTTAGGCTGCTAGAGGCCAGCCGTCTTCGTCAAGCTCAGGCGGAACAAATTCGATGCCATTGAGATCGGCAAGGTGGTTCAGCAGCGCTTCGGCATTGCCGGGCATATTATCGTTGGCCGGTTGCACCCATGGTTCGCTTTCGGCATCGTCAACAGTCAGTGCCTCGATAGCCGCCTCAATGGTGAAGGGCTTGTCCTCATTACCCAACACAACCTTGTCACCATACGCGCCGCCGATCTGGTCTTTCAGATCTTCCCAAGTTTCAATTTTCACACCCCGAACGGCCAAGGCAACTTTCATAATGTCGCCTTTGCCTATCGTGTAGCCACGCTGTTGATACTTCAGGACGCGTGTAGCTGACGCGAGTGGATAGCGAGTGCCAGCATTGAATTTCAGAAAGCGCTGGCTGTTGTGCTTCAGAAAGTCAGGATGAAAGGTAAATCCGGAATCTGGGCTGTTGGCGCCTGCATCCAGATCCACCGCGCCCATGCAGATCGTGAAGTCAAAAGCGTCAAAAATAGACTGGGCACTTGGGAAGAAGTCAAAATACATCAGCTGAGCAATATTGTTGCTCTGATCGGTGAAGGTCACGGCGCGCTTGCTGGCAGCCACGCACCATAGGCCTTCCTCATATGCGTCATAAATAGCTCGCTCGAATGCGCGGCGAGATTTGAAATACAAGTCAACGTCATTGATGTCAGTCCCGGTAAAGACGCTTGTGACTGCGCCACCAGCAACAAACGCACCGTCGAAGCGTATCGGAAGTGCACCATCGATCTGTCTGCGCTCGGATTCGTAAGCCATAAAAACTCCTCATGTTCGGTTCAGTGGGCTACCGGCGCGAAAGCACCGGCAGCTTTTTGGCGCTTACTTAGACCAAGGACGGCTGCCCGCGGCTTTTGCAGGCTGCGCTGGCTTGTTGTTGTTTGCCGCTGCAGGGCGGTTGTCGTTGGCTGGTCGCTGCGCTGCCGCCGCAGGCTGCTGAGCGTCAATGCTCGGCTCTGGCACGTTGTTTTCGTCAGGGAAGAAGTATTTCTTGATCTCGGCACGCGCCGGATACTGGCCGTCCTTTGAAGGCTTGCCGAGGGCTACTCGCACCGTGAACGACTTAAAGAGCAGATCGTCGGTGTCTTCTACCGAAGACATTTCGAGCGCGCGGCAAAGGCTGGCAAATTGCCTTTGACCAATTTCCTGAGCGGTCGGGTTCTTGTTCTCAATGTTGTAGTTGTTGAACAGCTTGCGATCAGCATATTCAGCGGGCTCGAGCACCTTCAGCGTTGTTTTCAGAATGGTGCCGCTGCCGGTCGAAGTCGGCACCACGTCGGCCGCCTCGATTTCCATCTTGTATGTGCCGTTCGGCAGTTCGGAATAGTCCGACTGCGTCGTGTCGTGTTGGGTGGCGTCAAACGCCGTTCCAAGTCTCGCCATGTGTTAGTTCCTCGTGTTGGTGGTGTGGTTAGATAAGTCGTCCTATGCGACGAGCATAGTCTACCGGATGGCTCGCCTTCTTTGACATGTTACAAGTCGGGCAAAGTAATTGTATGTTGATTATGTCATTCGATCCGCCCAACTTGAGTGGCATGATATGATCGACATGACGGTTTTTCTTCTTTCTGATTGACGCGTCGCAATAAATGCATCGGTAGTTCTGTTTTTTGAGAAGATCTGCAATCTCTTTCAGAGTATGACTACCCTCTGCGCCACGCTTTCTTGCTCGTTTAACTCTATCATTGTGCGCAGCGCGCTCCGGATTTGCTATCCGCCATTCAGCTGCACGTATTCGCGCTGTTTCTGCATTGGCTGCGGCATAAATACGCGCTGTTTCCCTGCGAGCTTCAGGGTCCGACCAATAGTATTCATGATCTCTTTTCTTCTTTATTTCGGGGTATTCTCGTGCAAATTCACGCGACCGCTCTCTATTGCATTCTTGACAGATCGCATCTTTCGTCGATCTCTCGGCGATATGTCCACGCTTACAGGGAAGCCCGGTGAAGTAGTGCTTCGCACCGATTTTCTTAGCTTCCGCACGCGTGCGCGGAAGCGCGTTATCGTTGTCATGGAGCACGGTTAAGCAGCTTCTTGCTCTGCGTCTGCACCTTGAACTACGCGGCCATACGGCTCAATAATATGGGGCTGGAAAACTGCATATCCTTGCCCGGCTTTATACGGCAATGCGCCCGTCAGCTTATGTCGATTTTTAGCGATAAAGCCGGGACGCTCTTCGATACCAATTAGCCGCTCCCCACTTCCCTCGCCTCGTTTTTTGACGTTATCCTTGTGAAAGCCTCCCGCCTCTTTTTGGATCGAAACCCGTTGATGAATAAACCCAACGATATCAGCAGCATGGGCTAACGAATTAGCGTCATCCTGCATTCTCAGATTAAGGCGATAACGAGGGTAGCTATCGGTTGTAACACCAGGGTCGGTTTTGGTTGTCACATGAGCTATCAACACAACTGCGTAGCCAGCCGTCTTTAGTTCTGTGAGCTTCTTGATCACTTCACGCCAGATTTCTGCCGTAGCATTCTTCGGCTCAGCAAACTTGCCATCGCTGATTGTTTGCCAACCATGTCGCGCGCACGCTTCGTCGATTACTAGAGCCTCGAGGCTATCAACAGTATCAAGAACGAAGGTTAATCGGTCATGATCTGCCTCGAGCATCCAGTCAATCTGATCAAGAAACTCAGAATACGTTTCAGTCAATCCGAACGACATCATATCAACACCAACAGGAGGTCGCTCATTCGCACCAGTTCGCACGTAGAACGGGTTTGGCCACTCTCCTGCAAAGCTAGTTTTTCCTAGCCCCTCGCCCCCATAGATAATGAAAATAGGCGGATATGGATCTTCGGCGCGTCTCAATTGGCTGAAATCAATAGCCATAATTAACTCCTCGTGTGTGGTTAGTGGGTAAGTTGAATGACGATCATCATGGTCAGCAGGATGAGCGAGCCGATCAGCCAGACTGGCGCAGAAGTTGCCAGCGTGGGAAACCGTGGGTAGATCATTGGCCACCCCACAAATAAAGCAGGCCGTAGAAAGGCAGCACGGCGTTCCAGAAAATGAATCCTGCCACGATCAGCAAGAGACCGAGCGTAAAACCGGTCAGAGCCAGCGAACATGCAATCTTCCCGGTGCCATTACCGGCTGGAGTGACGACGTTCACGACAGCACCCATGAGTAAAAGCCGATGGCCAGAGCTAATGCTGCGACAACTGCCAGCCCCATGACGAAGCGGTCACCAAGACCCAGCGTCGTTTCGCTGGACAAGATGCGGTCGTCTTCGACGACGTAGTCTTTGAAGGGCCGGTTGCTTGATGGCGCCGTCATAGGCTGGCCTCATAAGCGGTGCGAGCCCATGCCGCTTCATGCGCTGCACGAATAGCCGCATTTGCAGCTGATCGACGCTGGCGTTTACGCTCGCCACGGGTGGTGTCGTCAGCAAAGCGTCGAACCTCCTTAGAAGGAGTGCGAAACCCACGTCCGCCAGTCATCTGCGCCATCTCATTCATACGACGATCATGGTGCATCTGATCACGTGCTGGCATTCCTAGCAGTCGGTCTTCACCAAATTCGCGGCTCAGGACGCGCTGGAATGCATTCGGTCTATTTTGCATAATACCTCCTCATTCCCCGCCGCAATCGCGGCGGGGCTGGTTGGTCTAACGGTGGGATTTGCTGGTTAGGCGGCGATGCGCGAGTACGGCTCGTCGTGCGCGATCCAGTGTTCGACGGCATCCTTTGCCGCTTTAAGCCCGAGACCCGTCACAGATCGCAGCTCTTTGATCGCTGAAATCTTCTCGCCTTTCGCAGCGAACCGTTGCCATTCGTGCTTATAGGATGGTGCAGGCTCACTCACCTTCTGCGTCATCACGTACACGCCGAACTCCTTGCCTTTCTGGAGGCTGGCTAGACGTGCGGCTTCCTTCGCGGCCAACGTTTCATTGGCGTGAACGAACGGCGCCACGGACGGCTTTGGCTGGCCGTTTTCAATCAGCGCAACGATTGCGGGTTTTGCGACGGGCGCAAACGAGAATACATCATTACGGAGAATGAACTGGACCGGGGCAGCCGCCTTGACAGGCTCGTCGACCCATTCGGCGATGAGGTCGTCACCAAGCTGAGCTTTACCGTCTGGCGAGAAATAGTTCTCAACTACTTCTTCGTCGTTGAAGGGGAACCCATCCTTCCATCCAAAATCTTTCATAGGCCCAACCTTACGCCCGTCACGCGTGCGATAGTATTTGCCTGCTTCGATTTTGAAGGGGGCGGCGACAAGGTCGGATAATTGTGCGTGCCAATTGCGCCCTGTTTCTCCCCATCCATTAAATGGTGCATCGAACAATACGCGCGCATAACTATTGGTCATTTTCTCGATGACGCCGATGGAACCGCTAGAACGACCATCGCCTTTATCGGTAGTCAAACGCACCCTATCACCGACCTTAAATGCTGGCTTGTCTTCCGGTGCCTTCACAACCTGCAGATGCTCGAAATGGTGTTCGCCCCAACTATCGCGCTGTCCGCGTTCATTGATAGCAGTGATCCTCTCATCTCTGACAGCAAGCACTTCGTACTCTTTGCCAGCCAAAAAAGCTCCCAAGCCGCTGTCCTGAAGTGCCCGCACCAGATCACCCACTTTAAATTTCGCCATCACGCTACTCCCCTCGTCTTTGTTGATTTGGTCAGCTTCACGCCCTTGGTGAAATCGACCGGAATGACGTTGTCTTCTTCTGTTCCGACCTCAGAGCCGCCACCGCCGCCGCCATCACTGGCAGGTGGTTCGACTTCGAAGCGCGAAACTTCGATCGTCCCAAGGCCGGTGCCTGGTATCCAGAACCGCACCGTGAGGAACATGCAGCCATCTCGGTCGCCGATGATGATGCCCTTCCAGCCTGTCAGCTTGTGGGTCACAATTGAGCCGGGCAGATCCCAGCAGTCACCGCATTCGCAAGTCACGCCGCACCCCGCTTCGTTCTGCTGAACGACACAGGGACGTTAGAAACATACCGACCGTCTTTAAGGACGGCAGTGTCTCGGGCATGCAGCTTCTGCGCGGCTGTTCGATAAGGCTTGCGGTTCGTCGTGTCCCGCTCACCAGTCCGCGTGAATTTGGTTTCGTAAGCCTTGTGGGGCTCACGCAAGTTATGAGATTTCATTGATATTCCTCCTGTCAGGAGGTTGATCTGTGGCCTGCACATGCGGGCCAACGTTGCTCAGGCTGCGATTGCGCCCGGCTGTTCGTAATTGTCGTTCGCGGCTTCCAGCGCACGGATGCGTGGCATTGCGATATAACTGACGCAGTGATTGGCCGTGGACCATCCACCGTTCGAAACGCACCGCACAACAATGCGGTCGGCTGTAGATTTTGGGATCGGTCGGCGGAGAATTGAAGCTACCGTCGATCTGGGCAAGCTAAGCGCATTTCCGATCTCTGTCGGGTTGGCGCCCACCTCGTGCATGCGATGCACTTCTTCTATGGTTTCATAATCTTTCATGATCTCCTCATGTGTGGTGTTGGTTGACAAATGACTTTGGTGAAGCCATCTGTTGTCCTGCGCGGGGTGGTACTCGCGAAGGAACCCCCGGTGTAGAAGTGGCGCAAGCCCTCCTCGTGTAAGCCGGGGTATTACGAGGACGGCGGAGCAGCGGGTGGTGCCGGCTCACAACGCCGTCCTATAAAACTCTCGACATTCAGGAATGCCGAAAGCGCCACTGACCCTATTCAGGTCAGCAGCGTCCCTATTGATCCTATGGCGGCGCCTCAACGAGAGCTGGTTCGCTTCTTTCGGCGGAATTGGTCATTTGCTCTCTCCTCAGTTTAAATTGCGCTTCAGCGCGGCTTCTATCTATTGAGTGCCGATATCCTTGGGAGGATGTTCTCTGGCATCATGAGGTAGGCCCTCCTTCGAACTATCCGACGTCTTATGCGCCGGTTGATGACACCTATATATGACAGATTCGCATCTCTGTCAACACTCGGTGACATTTTCGCACGTTACATTTTCACAACAATATGCGAAAAGCGCAACATGGACAAAGATTTCGCGCAGCGCCTTCGTTTGGCGCGTGACCTTAAAGGAATGAGCCAGGCTGACCTTGCCGCCCTTATTGGGCGCGACAAGTCGTCGATCAGTCTTTTGGAAGGCGGGAAGCGTGGGGCCAGCGTTGAGTTTGTTGCCCGCCTGGCTCGTGCGCTGGATCTTAATGAGGATTGGCTTGCCTTTGGCAACGGCGAGATGACTGCGACGTCAGTGAAACCAACTTCTGATACGTTCACACCAACACCAATCCCCGGCGATCAGCTCGTAAGCCAAGAACGAGGCTTGCCTGTTTACGCTGCGGCGAAGGGCGGCGATGGACACGTCATCATCACCTTTGATCCAATCAGCTATATGAAAATGCCTGCAGTCCTGCAGGGCGTTAAGGGTGGTTACGGCCTTCTATTATCTGGGGAATCAATGGTTCCTGCCTATCGACCAGGCGAAACTGCACTCGTAAACCCGAACTTGCCGCCAGTTCGCGATGAAGACGTAATTCTTTATCACACAAGCGCAATGGACGAGAACGAAGCGATCATCAAGCGACTCGTCGGCTTCAATGACCGCGAATGGATGTTAGAACAGTACAACCCGCATAAAGAATTCAAGGAATTTCGCGCGGATTGGCCTGTCTGCCATCGCGTTGTCGGCAAGTACAACACCCGTTAAAAACTAGCCATTAACGACCGCCTCAAGCGCGCTATCAGGTACACGACCGATAGCTGCGATGATCTGCGTCTCATTATTCCATCTGTATAAAGCAAGGACGGCAGGCTTTTCACACGCCAAGCGATGAGCCAGCCTCAGCGCATGATCTTCCGTATCAACCTGGATCGGAGTGTCAGGGATTACACCCCACCTGCACGCAGTAAATCCTTGCACGACAAACAGCGGATACATGACACCTCACACCCTTAACACTGGAATTATGATTCCATCATAATGAGAACATTTCAAGAACATTCTTCATGTTTGGTTAACCCTGTGAATTTCGTCGATGTGTTTTTGTCATCGCTTATGTTGACATTCGGTGACTGATAAGCATATATAGGTGACAGAACAGCACGAAGACAGCCTCACCAGCTCGATCTGCTGAACCAACCAAACACGAGGAGTAACCCAATGACGAACGCGAAAACCCCGAGAAGAAGAAGATCGCCAGCACCTCGAAAGAACGAAGTAATCGGCGGCGGATTCTTTGTATTCCGCCGCGGCAAACTAACCGGCCGCGTCAGCGTAGCCACCACCCTGCCTTATGAGCACGGCTCCTTTGAGCAAGCACTGGCGGAGGCAACACGCCTCGCCAAGCTCTGCCCCGGCGAAACATACGAAGTTTTTCAGACAAGCGGCGCAATCGCCACATCTAACCGCGATGTGTTTCTCGCCGAACTCCGCGAGGCCGGCGCCAGCGTTGAGGCTGTCGCTATCGAGACCCCCGAGCTTGCGGAGGCTGCGTGATGGACCGTGCCCTGCTGGAAATGCTCGCCGACATGGAGCCAGACCTGCACACAGACGCTGCTCGTGCAGGCAGTGATGAGCCAATGCGGCGCCCGGATTACCGCGCAAAGAAGCACGCACGCCCCATGCCTTGGATACGATACGCAGCGCGCGAAGCCGTTGAGATGACGGCTATCATTGGTTTTTGCGTTGTTGTGGGTGTCGGCGCGATGGGGGTGTTGTGATGGATACGCCGAAGACGCTGAAAGAAAGATAGCGACGGGGCGATGGGGTGGCCGAGGTAAGGGCGTAAACCAATTGAATAACGCCACCCCAACTATTTTGCAGGAAGGCCCGGAAAGTGACGAAGCCCAAAAGGAAGGAGCCTTCCTGCAAAACACCAATTCGCCTAACGGCGAGGACGGGCCGCAATGGTGACGCAACCCAGAGGTCGGCCGCCCGTCCAACAATCACAGTGGCGCTTTGTAGCGACGCAAAATGAATATGCAGGGTGGAGGCCATTGGGCCGAAGTAAACCATGTAAAACTCGCCGCCGCCCTGCATACCTAACACGCTCGAAAGAGCCTTGCGGCTTGATGAACCGCAAGCTTAGGCCAGCTTCTGAACCTCCTGCTGGTCTTTGAATACCTCGAGAGAGGAAAGGCTGACCGGTCAGGCAAAGCTTGCAACCCGGAGGCTGGTCGCCGGTCAGCAAAACAGTTTCGCCCTTCTGGGCATGAGGACGGGTCAAAGCCGTTGCGCAACCCATGAGATAAGCTCCCGTCTTCGTCACCAATAGGCAAGTGTAGCCAAAAGATTAGCGTAACCCAATGCACCATCGCCGCACTTGCCAACCCAATACCGAACGGTGGCCTTTCCAGAGACGCAAACCAGTAGCGCCACGCCGCCGTTCGGCACCTTAACCGTAACCCACATGAGGAGAATGAGATGAATGTAGCCGCAAGAAGAATTACCGGAGCAAAGCCTGTAGGACTGCAACAGATTGCACAGGACATGCTGGCGAAGTCTGATGGCGATATGAACCGCGCATCTGAGATGCTGGCAAACTATGCGAACAACATCAATAGTTACCGAGATGAGCTTCTGCGCATCGGAGCGCGCAAGCTTCTGAACGAAGTTCCTCAGACACAGCGCGCGGCTATTTTTCGCGAGCGAGCATCAAGTGTCAGCGAGCCATTTATTAAAGCGCCTCATCGCATGTCCGCCGGTGCGAAAGCAGCGCAAGTCCGACTTCGTCAAGCTGGAGCGGCGATTAAATCCGTACTCATGGAGCTACCTTACACAATCGGCGGGCTAACTAAGCCTCTGCGCGATTGGACAGGCACAGAAATCCATAGCCACGCTGAAATTGAACTCTCTAAAGGCGCGACTGCTGTTCGCAATGCTCGGTTCTTGCTCGCGGTTGGATCAGCCGCTGGAAGCAAGAAGATCGGTGAAGCTGTATCGCCAGCAGATCTTGAGCGCATGAAATCCGACGCTGAATCCAGCGAGGTTTAACAGTTAAAGGGCGGCCACCGATCAGCCGCAACCCAGATGTGGAACGCCGCCCCACCCTTTTCTACCGCAGATGGGCCAGTCGTTTGTCGTAACCCAATACCGAGAAGCCCATCCGCACGCCTTTCAAACTCCGGGCCAGTAACCCCGCGAAACCCTGTTTACAAGCGCCCGCACACGAGGAGAACACCATGAACATCCACACAGACCTTAACCCAGCCGCGATTGCAGCAGCTTCAATCGGCCACAACTCATTGGCTGAATGGTCATCAGGACACATGCCGCTCGCGCCTTATGAGCCAACGCACGAAATTGCAGCCACAGTCGCTGAAATCGTCACACTGCACCGCTTGCGTCAGGATATGATCAGAGCGCAAACAAAGCTTTCCTTGCAGGGCCAAGCTGCGATCCGCTTCATGTTCCAGTCTGACGATGACTTCGCCAACGAAGAGGCTAAGGAAAAGGCACGTAAGCGCACCGAGTCACTTTACAAGACAATCGCCGCAGATCCTAAGCACGAGTTGCACAGCTATGTTGCTCCTTACCTGATGGCAGGGAAGCCACTAGACGAACAGCGAGCAGCGTATGAAAAGAGCCTTGTGAAAGCAGCTAAGCGCCTCCCCATCTACAATTGGGTAAAGAGCGTGAAAGGCTTCGGCGACATTTCCTTCGCCGCTATCGTCGGTGAATGCGGCGACATCGGCACATACAAATCAGTCAGCGCGGTATGGAAGCGTCTTGGCCTTGCTGTGATTGACGGCAATCGTCAGGGCAACCCCGGCAAGAGCGCGACTGCTGACGACTGGATTGCGCACGGTTATAACCGCCAGCGCCGCTCGGTAAGCTGGAATGCGCGTCAGCATGTGATCGGCGGCATGGGTAAATGGCGCCCATCCTTTGGCGAAGACGTGCGTTGCAATCGCGAGCTGACTTACTACCAGCAAGTCTATGCCGAACGTGCACGCTATGAATCTGAAAAGCTCGGACTGCCTGTCACAGAATCCGACAAGGGCAAAGAGTCCTACAAGATGCACGCGGCAATGCGCGCCCATCGTTACACCGAAAAGCGCCTGATCAAGCATCTGTATCTTGAATGGCGTCGTGCGCCAGCGCTTGGCGCGTAAAAAAACAAAGGCGGGCCGACCGCAATGCGTATCCCAACGCGATGACGCCCGCCTAACCGCCCCGGTTGACCGCAACCGGCAAAAACCACAACACGAGGAGTATACCATGCAGACCAGACCTGCCACCTTTCCGCACATCCTTACCGCCGACGAGTTCATTGCTCAGGGCACCACAGCAGCAGCAATCCTTTCGATTGCCCGTTGGTATCGTGTGAGCGACCCGGCGACTGCCGCAAAGATTAAAGACATTGCATATGACGTGTCGCGCAAAACGGGCGAGAAGATCCGTATGCGCCGCGTGCGACCATCCAACGACAATCGCCGTCCATTCAAGCGGAGGGCGGCGTGATGGAGATGCATACCCCAGACAAACAGGGCAGTAGCATTGATGCTGCTTATCTCAACGCGTTGCGGATAGGCCCGCAGCGCATAGGCCGGGCTTCTGTCGGAAGCAGTGGCATTCCCCTGCCCGTTGCTCGCCGTCTGGCGGCAACAGGTCGGGCCATCGTCGTTGGTGATGAGGTGCGTTATGTTGGTCAGTGAACAGGCAGTACAGGCGGTTCCAACGTTAGAACTGACCAAGGCACTATCAAGGCTGGCAGGAAACCGTCACAGCGATGGCATTTCCTCGATAGTGAGCGCCGATGATCGAAGCGTTATTATCAACGAATGCCACGACATGATGCTTGCTCTGCGTACACTGCGAGCAGCCCATTTCCTTACGGGGGCGAAGGTGAAGGCGCTGGAGTGGAAGCAGGCCGATACGGATTATTGGCGGGCAATAAGCGATTACGGCTGCTACGGCATCAATAAGATGAAAAAAGGTTACTTTGAGATGGACGGCGATATTTACGCCGACCTCGAAGCCGCAAAAGCCGCAGCACAGGCCGACTATTCCGCTCGCATCCTGTCCGCAATCGAACCGGCCCCATCACCGCGTGCGCAGGCGTTGGAGGAAGCCTTCAGAGAAGGACTTGAAGCCGCTTGCGGAGTTATCGACGCTCACAGTGAATATGATCGACAGCTTTGCTGTGACGGACGCGAATGCGGGTGTTACGGTGCAACTATTCATCAATCCATGCAGCACTATATCCGCACCCTCTCCCAGCCTGTAGCAGGTGGCTCAGTCGCAGCCCGTGATGTTTTGACCGAACGTCGCCGTCAGGTCGAAACCGAAGGCTGGACGCCGGAGCATGATGATCAGTGGGTGAATGCGGAATTGTCTCGCGCCGCTGAGTGTTATGCTCATCATTCATCGAGACCTGACGATCAACGGGAAGGAATGGTGAAAGCTGGCGCTTGGCCGAGCTTCTGGCCGTGGGATGTCGAATGGTGGAAGCCATCTGACCGCCGCCGCGACCTCGTAAAAGCTGGCGCATTGATCCTCGCTGAAATCGAAAGACTTGACCGTCTACCAGCCTCACCGGGAGCGTCGGAATGAGAGATAAACCAGCCTTTCCAATAGTAGCAGGAAACACAGTTGAGGCTCTTGGCATGTTCTTCCGCGAATACGCCGCCGTTAAATTCATGGCCGCTATTATCGAGGCTGACGGCATTCAATACGCCGAACGTGATGCGCATGAACATGCCCGCATTGCAGTAATCAATGCAGACGCTCTCATTGAAGCACTTACCCACCCGACAGGAGGCAGCGATGCAGAAGATTAATCACCATGTCGGCTACAGCCGAGAAAACGAATGTTGGTTCGTCCGCTTCTATCCGTACCAGACAGAACAGCAAGCCAATGATGCGGTTTACGCATTCTCCCGCCCCGCCGCGCCGGTTGAGGGGTTGGAGACGGTAGCTTATGGCAATTTCAAGTCGGATGGTAAACTTGTGGGGTTATGTGAAGAATTAAACCCGAATTGGACAGGTAGTAAGGAACTCGTCACCCGCTCGCAGGCCGAGGCCATCATTGCGGCGGAACGGGCGAATCTTATCAAGGAAGAAGCTGATCACACCCGATCATTAGAAGAACGGGACCGTTACCACGATGTAGCTGACAAGTTGGCTCAAGCCATTGCTGATCGATATCAAGCCGATATTGGCGAGCACAGCAACATTAATGACCCATGGCAAAACGCTCTAAATCTGATCCAAGCCGACAACGCGGCGCTGACTGCGCGGGTTAAGGATTTGGCAGAGGATCGGGATAGTTGGCGTAGAGTTTCGGATCGGCTTGAGCGCGACAGCATCCGGCAAGCATCCGAGAAAGAAGCCCTAGAAACCCAACTCGCGGCGGCAAAGTTGGCGTTGCAGCCCTTTGCAACAGATGCCGATGTGTATGATGGTCAGAGCATCGATGACTATAACAAGTCATTCAATGACAACCTAACGGTAGGCGATCTGCGCCGCGCCCGCACCGCGTGGAAGGCTTTGCCATGACCCTCATTGACAGACTATCCAAGCTGGACGGGCCTGATAGGGAAGTGGATGCGGAGATTGACCGCGCATTCGGTCTTAACGTCGACATTGGCGCTCTAACTGGTCCATGGACTGATTATCCGAAGCCGGGTCATTATCGGGAAACTTCACGCTACACCGCCTCTGTAGACGCGGCTATCGCGCTGGCTGAGAGGGGGTTGCCGGGGTGGACGTGGACTTTGTATCCCACCTACTCCGAAGTTAGGTACACAAAGTCGCCAGCCAAAGGTAGATCAGCTCATGGTGCTAATACTGCCATCGCACTCTGCATCGCCATCTTGCGCGCAAAGGAGGCCAGCCATGGTCAGTAAAGTCGCGCAGATACGTGAAGAAATGAGCATCGCGCAGGATCTGACAAAGGCACACATCCTGTTCGTGACCATTCCGGTTCTAAATGAAAAGGATCGTATTCGGCTGAAAATGGTCCAGAACACAAGGTTTATTGCTTTGGCAGACGACCTAGGGGAGCAGAGCGAATGAAGCTGACCGCCGAACAAGAAAAACTGTTCTCCGAATGGAAGGGAAGCGATCCATACGATGGGTTTAACTTCAAAGCTCTGATGGCTAGGACTGGTAGGCCACGCGAAGAAATCCGCCGCATCGTCCGCGAGATTGCCAGTGTCGGCTATCTAGAATTCATGCGCGGATGCTTCACCGACGAGGGCGAACCGTATGGATCAGCATACGTTCTCACGCCAGAGGGGTATCAAGCCCTGAAAGGCGGTGGCGAATGACCCTAATACTTCGGGAATTTCGCCATGCCTTCAACCTCGGCGCTCTGATGCGTGAGGATAATGCCGATATTCTTACCACCGCATTCAACGCAACGAAGCTTTGGAACAAGGTCGTTGTGCATTGCGCCATGATCCGCACCAAGCTTTTTAGCAAGAGCCGGCAAGTCCAGCGCAACGTTGTGGTGACAGCCATTGCAGTAAGCCGTGATCCTGTATCCGTACTTGATGCACTCACCAATCGTTCTGTTCGTGCTGATGTAGCTCATTCCGCTCTCCTGTCAGACGGCAATTACAACAGGAACGAAACAGAAACAAATTACAAAGTTGGTTGCGAAATAGATTCCGCAACCAAGAGCGCATTCAGCTGGCGTTGCCAGTCACAGAAATTCGTAAGCGACTAGTCAGAACTACTGATGACGTATCGGATACCTATTCCATCGAATGTCGCAGTGATTAAACAGATAAGCCATCTCGCTAGCTTCGTCCTCTGACAAATCGTGAAGCAGCGTTCCATTCACGGCTGCTGGCAGAGCATTGTTAGTATTAACAACCGTCCAGCTACCGTCCTGCTCTCTGCGGACATCATATCTAAGGTCAGCCATACCACTACCCTCCATGTGGACTAACTTTCCAATCACGAGACGAAGTTTAATTTCAAATCCCGTTTGGTCAATAGCCCACTAAGCCGCTAGCGCCTCATCCAATCCGTTGAGGTACTCAATCAGTTCTTCGGCATCGCGCTTCTTAAGCGAGCAGCATAGCTGCCCATTGAGCGAAACCGGATTCTGGCTGACGGTTTCCTTTACGGCCCAAAGACCATTTGGCTGTTCGTCCAGATAATAGAAGTTAGCTGCCATTGCGAACTGCGACGTCATCTCAATTTCCTCAGTCGTGGGGAACCGCCGCGATAACGCCGACCCGGAATCTTTGTTCCAAAAAAATCAAGAAAAGTGAGGAATCTACATGAATCATGAAAACGATAACGAAGCTGACTTGCTGATGGGCGTCGAGCCTATCGCCAAGTATCTAGGAGTCACAAGGCGCCAAGCTTATCGGCTGGTCTACGATAAAATTATGCCTAGCTTTAAGCTCGGTGGCACCGTTGCTGCTCGCCGATCTAGCCTCAAAAAATGGATGGAAAGTCTGGAAGCAGAGCACGCCGCGTAA